GAATTGCCTACTATAGGTGAGGAGATAAGATATGACAGTCAAGAGAACTTCTCGGAAGTCGCAACAGAAATCCAAATCGAAGAAAGCTTCTTTGAAGCAGGAGAAAGTTATGACAACCAGGGACCAGTTGAAGGAATTCAAGAAATCGAAAGTTTCTTTGCAGAAGAGCCAATCGCTCAAAACGAAAGTCCCGCAGACTTTGAAAGCGTCGATGAACCAAGACCAGTTGATGAAGAGATTGTCGCAACAAATGAAGGAGCAGAACGACCAACAATGGGAGGACCAGATGAGCAAGAAGTCAGTGCAAATGAAGAAACAATCGCTCAAGAGCAACCTGAACAGATTGATAACGAAAGTGAAACTATTTCTAACGAACCTCAAACAGAAGATACAGTTGTTGCTAGTGAAGAAATAACTAATGAATCTACGGGGGTTGCTGGAGAAGATGAAATTGACAGAGAAGGAGAAACAAGAGCAGGTGGAAATGGAGATGCTGGAGATGAAACTAATGCTAGAGCAGAAGAAGATATCGAAAGCGGAAATCAAGAGGTGGAAGAAAGCAGGAATGAAAGAGTTTCTCCAAGAGATAATCAAACTATTACAGTAGAAAATGTTGAGAAAAAAGTAAACGAGCTTGTAAAAAGAATAGACCAAAGATTAGTAGCTACGTCTGTTATAGTAGCAAAAGCTATGCAAAGTTCTTTTTCTGTAGACAATTATGGTAAAGTAAACAAAGATATACTTAATCAACCGAATATAGATGGAGGTGATTACTTTGAAACAAGACAATATATTGATGTTAGAAATTTATATGCTGAGAATCAGAATGTTTATGGTGACCCTGTTGCACAGTACCAAAAGAATGTTCAGGATAAAGTAGACGAAAGAATTAGAGCAGAAGAACACTTAAGGAGGATTCGTGGATATTAAAACCATAGCGACTGGCATAGGACTAGTCATAACCATAGCAGGACTTTTTGTTTACCAAGGGCAATTAATTACAAGGGTTGATGTTCTTGAAGCTCAAAAGGCAGTAAACATAAAACCACTAGAACAAGACATAGCAATTAACAAAGCTGAAATAGCTGTACTCAAAGCAAAAGTAGATGAGATAAAAGCTAGATCAGACAACCCGTTGAGGTAACGATATGTTTGGAATGCCAATGGAATTATTGAGTATGCTCGCAAGTACGGTACTTGGGGGAATTATGTCTATTCAAGCACAGAAAGGTCAAGCTCAAGCAGAGCGTGAGAAAATGTTAATGCAACGTGCAGAATTTGCAGCTCAACAAACAGACAAAGCAAGAGAAGTATCTGACCCACACACCAAGCACACTAGACGTTGGATAGCATTGATGTGCGTATTTAGCATTATTGTAGTGCCAATCGTTGCACCAATCTTTACTGATGTTAATGTTGCTTATCAGATAATGACTGAAGCAGATAGTGGTTGGTGGATATTTGGTGAGGTATATGAGACATCATACTTTGAAGCAGGCAACACAGTTTATATAACTAACCTACAATCACACACTATATTTTCTATCATTGGATTATATTTTGGTGGTTCATTAACGAGGAAATAATATGGCAAAGTTATGTGCAAAAGGTAAAGCAGCAGCTAAAAGAAAATTTAAAAAGTATCCATCAGCTTATGCAAACATGTACGCATCAGGCGTATGCTCAGGCAGAATAAAACCTGGAGGTAAAAAAAGTGGCACAAAAAGGGCTAAAAAAGTGGGTAGGTGAGAAGTGGGTAGACATAGCTAACCCAAGATCTGATGGCTCATTTCCTCCATGCGGTAGAAGTAAAGGAGAGAAAAGAGGTAAGTACCCCAAGTGTGTGCCTTCTGCTAAAGCAAGAAGTATGTCTGCGGGTAAGAAACGTGCAGCAGTTAAACGTAAACAATCAAAAGACAATTCATCTAAGGGTAAACCTGGGTACGCAAGAACATAATGGCATCAATTAAAGTAACAAATTTTTTAGGTGAGTCTCCAAAATTTTCTTCGGAGTTGTTACCCACTACTGCAGCACAACTAGCTTATAATGTGAAGCTGTATTCTGGAGACCTTATACCATATAGGATACCTAAAATTATAGATAGCACTGAAAGGTTAGGTACAGTAGAAACTATATATGCTCTAAAGGATCCAAGTACTAATGCATTAGTATGGCTTAGTTGGCCTATTGACGTTGATGTGTTACAAGCTTCGGACTCGTCAGATAACGAGCAAAGATTTTATTTTACAGGTGATGGAGTACCTAAAGTTAGTAATTATGATTTAGCTACAACAGGTTCAGAACCATATCCTGTATCAAGCGGTTATTATGATTTAGGTTTAGATGTACCAACAACCACAGTAACAGGCACAGCAACATCTTTTTCTGTAGTAAGTGCTACGCATTACGAAAGAGATTCTGGTAACACAGCTACTTTTTATGGGTCTGGCAACCATAATTTAAGATCAGGGAATGTAGTAACTATAAGAGATTTCGGTACTTCGGACGAAGCAAAGTCTTTTAACGGTACAAATGTTGAAGTAACAGTTGTTAATGCTACAGATTTTCAATACTTTAGCCCAGGAGATACAGTATCAAAAACATCTAACACTACTGGTAGAGCTGATATGGCTGGCAATACACAGATAAGAACTTACATATATACACACATTACACCTTGGGGTGAGGAATCTATACCGTCTTCTGTATCTAATGAATTGTTTATAAAAGAAGGTCAAACAGTGACTGTATCTAACATACCACAAACTAAACCGAGTGGTGCTAATTTTGTAAGGGGTATAAATTTATATCGCAGTGTTACATCTGCTGCTGCATCAGATTTTTTTCTACTTGATACTTTATGGTTTCCAACAGCGACAGCTACGTTGTCACGTGTCGGGTCTACTAATATAGCTACAGTTAAATTAGCTTTTCCTCATAATATGATAGCTGGTGACAGATTTAAATTATCAGGAACTACAACTGATAGCGGAAATTTTAATGTAACTGGTGGGATAGTACTTAGTGTTGTTGATAGATTAACATTTACTTATAGTAATACAGGTGGAGATATATCATCTACAGCAGATGCTAATGGAACTTTGTTTCACGATGTTGCAGAGTTGTTATCTCTTACAGCTAGGTACTGGGGTGACGGGTCTTATAATTTTACAGACGATTTTTTAGTATCAGGATTATCCACAATAATAGAGTCCGAAGATTATGATAAACCAAAATCTACTATGAAAGGTTTAACAAACGTAAACAACAATATGTTGGCAGGTTTCTTTGATAACCAACTATGCTTCTCATTTCCTGATAAACCACATGCTTGGCCTATAAAATTTAGGCTAACATTTGATGAAAACATTGTTGCTGTAGCGTCTACAGATTCTTACATATTAGTTTTAACAGAAAAATATCCATATATAGTTACAGGTAGTACTCCAGAAGTTATGACTTCACAAAGGATTGATACTGAATATCCGTGTATTAACAAAAAATCTGTAGTCAATATGGGTTATGGTGTTGTCTGGGCTACACATGGTGGTTTAGCAGCATATAAACCAGGAGCTGGTATAGCTTTATTAACAGGAAGTGTTCATGATTGGGATACATGGTCAGAAAATTTAGACCCTACAACAATAGTAGGTCACTACTATAATGGAAAATATTTTGGGTCACACTCTACAGGATCATTTATATTTGAACGAGGAGATAAAGTACCTTACTTAACTACTTCTCAATATACGTTTACATCTGCGTTTACAGACAGCATAGCAGGTACTATGTATTTTACAGATAATACGTCTAGTGATATTTTAACTAGTATAAAAGAATGGGACAATGAAGGGGAAATTTTTTCTCCTCTAGAGTGGAAGTCTAAAACTATAGTTACAAAAAACTATATGAACATGGGTGCTGCTAGAGTTGTTGCAGATTATACAGATATAACTGATGAGAACATAAACGAAACATCATATAATAATGCTGTGCCTACGTTCAATGCGGCAGTGTGGGCAAAGAGCCAACAATTAGGTTGTTTGAATGGGCCTACAGACTATACTGTCAGCGGTAATAGAGAAGTAAATATAGGAACTCTAAACGCTTTTCCAGTAAATGGAGATGGTCAAACACAAACCTTAAAAGTTTTATCAGGAGCATTACCTGTTACGTTTAAGCTATTTATAGATAAAGAAATAGTATTTCAAGGAACTATACAGTCAAGTGATATATTTAGATTACCTTCTGGTTATCGCTCAGACACGTTTGAAGTCGCAGTATCAGGATCAGCTAGAATTAGGTCAATACATCTAGGTGAAACACCTAAGGGATTAAATACAATATAATGGCTAGATTTGTAGCAGTACCTGGATTACCAGAAGAAGGACTTAGTGATGCTCAAAGTATATTAATTACTGCTATTAAACAGAATGTAGAGCTTTTAGCTGGTCTAAGAGACGAAGCAGATTTGCAAAGTAAAGCTGTTACAAAAGGTGACATTACTGTAAACAGTCAACCTTTACAGAATTTACGACAGACTTCAGCTAAGGGAGAAGGCTTTACAATAAGTGGTCAAGATGTTGTTAGCTTAGAAGATTATGGTAAACTATTGACAGATGTACAAACATTAGCAAATGATTTAGCTTTTACAAGAGCTGTATTAAATGCTTTAATAGAACAGATAAAGGGATAATATATGGACAACAACGAATTTAAAACTCCTATGGAAAGTATTGATACTTCAGCTTCTCCTTCTTTAGACTTACCCCCTCAGATACAAGCTTTAGTAGACATGCCTGAACAAGGAAACTTTGATCTACCACAAAATCAAACAGCTACATATCAAGAAGGTGGTATGGTACAACCAGCTGGTATACAAATGCAACAACAAGGCCCAAGGGATAATAGAGTTATTGATGCAGAAATTAATCAAATGGCATCACAGAATCCAGAAGTTATAGCTAGAATTAGAGCAGGTATAGAAGCAGGTTTACAAACAGGTGAACTAAACATGGAAGAACTGAACATGGCAGTTGAGTTAGCAAAAGTTGTACTACAAAACCCTGCTATGTATCCACAGATTAGACAGTTTGCTATACAAAAAGGTTTAGCTACAGAACAAGACTTACCTGTTGAGTATGATGAAGGTTTAGTTATTGCATTAATTACAGCAGGAAAAGCAATGGACGCTGATGTACAGTTTCAGCCAACTCAACAAATGAAAGATGGCGGACAACTAGAAGAGATACCTCAAGGTAATATGGGTCTATCTAAATTACCTGAGAGCGTAAGAAATAAAATGGGCTACATGCAAGATGGCGGTATGCTTAAAGGGCCATCGCACAACCAAGGTGGTATACCAGCTGTTGTAGATGGTAGACAAAAAGTTGAACTTGAAGGCGATGAATATATTATACCTAAGAAAGTTGTTATGGCTAAAGGCACAGAATTTTTTGATAAGATGCTAGCTAACTATGAGGATAAGCCAGATGTTACATGAGGTAAAAAAAGAAGAACTTAAATACGAACCTCAATTACTATCATCAAAAGAGCTATTGGATAAATACTGGGGTCAATGCACACCACTATTTCAAAAATGTATTGATAAACAAATGGACGGAGAGCTAGGCATAGAAGATATATACTCTAAAGCTTTAAAAGGTGAAATGTTTATTATAGCAGTTAAGAATGATAGCACTGAAATACCTGACGTAAAGTTAGCTTTGGCATTAGAATTAGTATATTATCCAAAGTATACAGCTATGAATGTAGCAGCCTTAGGCGGTAAAGATTTAAAAAATATGATTAGCATGTTCTGGAAACATGTTTGTGGTTGGGCAAAGATTTGCGGAATAAAAAAGATGGAGTGTTCTGTACATCCAGCAATGCAAAGAGTTCTAGAAAATGTTGGGTTTAAGCAACAATACATTAAACTAAAGCAAGATTTATCGGAGGGTTAAATGTCTACAGAATTAAATCCATTAGCAGTTTCAATTAAAAATTACAGTCAACACACTATACATCCATTGCATCCGACAATGCATGGTGGAAGCGTAGGTAGAGTCATTGGGGTAGTAGCAGCAATAGCAATACCCGTCTTTGCTCCTACAATTGCTGCGTCACTAGGTGTGTCTGCGGCTGTGTCCACTGCAACAGGAATTGCGGCTGGGGCTATTACTACAGGAATTGGTAGTGCAATTACAGGTGCGGCTATGGGTGCTATATCGGCGGCTGTTACAGGTCAATCAATATCCAGAGGTGCTTTAACAGGTGGTTTAACAGCTGGTTTAGCTGGTGGTATACAAGAATATATGAATCCAGGGTCGCTTACTACAACTACTACAGGAGAGCAGGTAGTATCAGCAGGACCAAATGTAAATCCAACTGCTGCTACACCAGCAGAACAGATATTCCCAACAAGCACTGGTCCAGGTGGGTTAACAACAGCAGATCTTGGAGTTCCATCAAGTTTAGGTACACCAGGAGTACAAACCGCAGTTCAAAGAAGTGCAGCAGCAGAAGCAACTGGTAAAACTTTAACAGAGGTAATAAAAAGTACGGGTGAAAAAATTTATGATAAAGTAACTACTCCAGAAGTTTTAGCATCAGCAACACTGCAAGCTGTAGGTCAACTTGCTGCATCAGCTATGGTGCCTGAAGCAGGGCTTCCAGGGTTTTCACCTGAAGAACAAGAATTAGTAGAAGCTAGAAGACAAGAACTAGAAGAATTAAAAACTAGAGATATTGAGAAATACAACCAGCAGATAGAATTATCTAAACGATATCTAACTCAAGCTGGTTTTGTAGATCCTAACTACTACGCATTACAAAGTGCTAATAGGTCACTAGTTTTAGGTGCTCGTCAGGATAGAGAGCAAAGGGCAAGAGATGCTTTTGACCCTCTAGGAGACGGCAGAACCGCTGGTGATCAATCTAGATTAGATATAGCTAGACAAAAAGCAAGACAAGAAGCTTTTGATACAGGGTTTTTACAAGGTGTAGGTTTACAAAACCAATACCTAAATGCGTCAAGCACTGCACTACCAACTAGCAATCCTAATTACGCAGCTGGTTTAGTAGGATTACAGAATACTTTTGAGACAGCTAGACAAGAAGGAGATAAAGACAGGACTCTTATTTATGAAAACCTAGCTGGTTTAAATACTACAACAGGTAGAGATGAAGAAGAACAGAAAAAAATAGATGATGAGATTGCAATGGTAGGTCGTCAGTCACAAACTATGATAAATGATGCAGACGAAAACATAAGACCGTTGCTAGGTACTAATCAATATAACGCAGGACTTATTAGAAACACATGAGTATATTTAAAACAGGCTTAACATTAAGCCCAGATGCTTATCTAAGAGGTGCTAAGTCTGCAACTGATTTAAGAGCATTACAAGACGCTAATCAAAGACGTATAGATGCTACAGAAGTTCTTGAAAGAACTGAAGCCAAACGAGGTGATTTTGTAAACCAAGCTCCAGATTTATCTGCTCCTGACTCAGCAGGCTTGCGAAGGATGATGGATAGAAATGTTGACGGTAGTTATGGTACAGACGCTAGTGAAATTAAAGCTCCTGAATTTGAACCAAAAGCACCTACAGCTTCTGTAGCTGCTATTAAAACAGCAGATAACCCAATTCAAGCGGAAAAAGAAAGAGCAGGTTTAAAATTTTCTGGAGTATTTGGTGACTTTGCTTTTCCAGGACAAGACCCATCTAAATTTTTAAGGACTAAAGATGGCGATGCTATCTCTATGTATGATTACTATGCACCTAGTTTTTTAGGTGGAGGTCAGCAACCTTTTGATCAAACACGAGGAGGGTATTTTACTCCAGGTGCGGGAGCTGCTAGTCAACAATTTTCAACAGATTATGCACCTGAAGTTGGTTTTAATCCTGTTAACCCAAAGTCTGTGCCTTCTGGAGCAGATTCAACTATTAATAGAAATACACTAGATGGTAGAAATTACAAAAGAATGGATAACTTAATATCTCCTGAACTTAGAACGGGAGCTATAGAACAAGGTATTGCTGATAGAGCAGGTATTTTGTATGAAAATGAGAACAGAGCAAAAAGAGAATACGAACGAAAGCTAAAAGATTTTCAAGAAAAAACTCAAGTAACAATAGATAATACAGGTAGAGTTACGAAAGCTGATTCCGAAGGTGAGTCTACTGGTGTAGAAATTGGTAGGAGAAGAGCTGATAGTCTACTTTTGTTTGAAAGAGAGTCGCTAGCATCTGGTATTGAATTAGAGCAAGCAATAAGAAAAGCAACTAATGAAAAAATACTTAATGATAATTACTTTAAAAAAGCAGCTGACGTTGGAAAAGAAGTAAAAGATGTTTTAGAAGACAGAAGAGACTTAGCCTTTAGTGCTCAGCAGTACTATGCTTTAGCACAAGTAGCTTTAAACACTGGCGGTGTAGAAGATTACAGAAAAAATATGGAGATTGCAGAGGCATATAAAAGTGTTTTAAAGAAAACAGATGACCAGATAGTTTATCTTGAAGGTATGCAATCATTAAACGAATTAAAACAAGGGAGAACGGGGCGTGCTTCTAAAGTTGCTAGTCTTTATAACGGCGTAGATACACAAATAATTAAAAGAGATGACGATAAGTTTGATATAGTTCAGATGGGTGATGATGGATTACCTACAACTATAGAAGCTGCTTTAAGTCTTGATAATGTATCTAAAACATTAAGACTTTTATTTGATAGCAAGCACAGAAGTGCATTAACTCAAGCAAATATTGAAAATGCTAAATTAGCATTTAAGAGCCAATTAAAAACAAAAGAAGAATTAAGCAAGATTTTAGCTGAAACTAAGAAAGAAGCTATGTTAAAAAGATATGACGCACTATTAGACGATATGAAGAGGGCTGATCCAAAGCTTGAATTTAGTACATTTGACGGTAAAGTATTTGTTAAAAGAGGTGAAGCGTTATCAATAATAAAAGAAGTAGAGTACCTAAATTTAAATGGAAAACCAGAAACACGACTTGTAGAAGAATCATTAACACCAGGGTCTACAGGATATGAACGAGCATATAGTACTACTCAGTAGGGAGAGTCATGGTTGATTCTACTAGAACAACAAGTACAAGATTAGGCCTAGGAGATTTAGAGCCACTTAATAGTGGTAGCATTGGTGAAGCACAACAGATAGATGTACCAGGGAATCCTTTTGTTGTTAGAGATTCAGCTGGTCTTATAGACCAAGAAATAAGTAACTTAAATAGACTTCAAGACGTAGTCACAGACCCGTCACAATTTGAAGAACCTGAGCAAGTAGACTTAGGCCCTCAAGTATTATTTAGTCCATCAACTAAAAAATTATTTATCAACGGTGCTACTATGGACGTTGATGACTATCAGTCAGCACTTGATTCAAAAGAATATTTAAATAGACCTGCAGCTTCAGCTCCGATGGATGTAGCACAAGACTGGATTAAAGTAAGTCCTGAAAGTTTTACTACTTATATACAAAGTATAAAGAATCCTACTACAAGTAATCTAATGGCTAGAAACTTTGGGATTGGTGTTGATAATTTAAAGCTACTTGCTGGTAGAGGCTTACAATTCTACGGTAAAGAAGAGACAGGTAAAGAGTGGGTTGACGAAGCACTAGCAGATTTATATAAAAACCAACCATTCCAAAGAGAATTTCAAAACGAAACAGGTGAGTTTGTATCTAACGGTTTAGTCGACTGGTTTGTAGCAAACTTAGCACAACAAGGCCCTATGATCTTAGAGTCTATAGCTGTAGCTTTAGCTGGTGGTGTAGCAGGTGGACTAGCTGGTGGGGGTGCAAACCCATTTACAGCATTTGGTGGGACTGTATCAGCATTGATGGGTAAAGAATCATTTAAGCAAGGTGTATTAGCTGCTGCTAAAAAATATTCTTTAAATCAATCAATGACTGATGGCGAGAAAAAACTTCTTCGTGAAGTATCAGGTATGGCTGGTGCAACAAAAGTTAAAAACGATGTTAAGTATAACAATCCATTTACAGGTAAAAAGAATAGAGCTGATAGAGATGATGCTTTAGAATATGCTGGGTTTAAATTTGCAGAAAAAGCTGGTAGAGCACAAGGTCGTATAGGTGGTGCAGCGGGTGCATCTATACTTGGAGCTCAACAATTAGGTCAAGCTGATATATATGGTGAAGTATTAGAGACTGGTGTTGGTGATAGAGGTACAGCTTTTCTAGGTTCGTTTCCTTATGCTGCAGCTGAAGTTATACCTGAGTTTTTCTTAGCAGGTAAAGTACTAGGTTTAAATCCAGCTAAGATGAAGACAGGTGCTGATGTATTAAAACGTGGTCCTAAAAATATTTTTAGAAGAGCTGGTGAAGGTATTGCAGTTGGTGGTGCACTAGAAGGTGCTACTGAATTAGCACAAGAAAGTATACTACTAGGTGGCACAGACCAGCTAGGAGATGCTGGTACTTACAGAAGATTACTCAATGCGTTTGCAGCAGGCTTTGCAATTGGTGGTCCTATCGGTGGTATTGCAAATCTTAAAACAGATAAGACTGCTGATATATTAAATCCAGAAGGTAATAAAAAACCAGAGCCAACTAAACCTAAAACAGAACCAGAGCCACCTGTAGGCACACAAGGTGAATTATTTGGTCCTGAAGTAACTTCAAGAACTAGAGACATTAGGAGAAATCCAACAGGAGTTCCAGAACCTACTCCACCTGTACCTCCAGTTCCTCCTCAACAATTAGATTTATTTGATGATAATCCAGTTGCACCACAACCTGTTCCCACACAACCAGAGGTATCTCCAGACCAATTAGAATTAGATTTAGCTGGACAACAACCTATACCAACAGGACAAGAAAGTTTACTTACACCAACAGGTCGTGCTAGAAATACAAGAAGGCAACAGCCTACTCCTGTAGCAGCTGCAGCACCTGTGCCTGTATCTAATTTAAATATTGCTGATACTGTGAATGCACCTATACCTGCACCTAATCCGATTTTACAAACAGTTCAAGCTGGGCAGGGGACCCCTACACTCGACAATACTCAAACAACTCCTGCTCAGCCTGAAGTTAAACCAGAGACAGATATAAACAATGATTTATATAAATTAAACACAGGTAGAACTTTAAGTACTCTTGACCAACAAGAGTTAATAGCTCAAAGAGATAGACTAATAGGTAAGAAAAAATTAACTCCTAGAGAAGACAAAGACCTTCAAGCTGTTACAGCTGCTATCAGTAGGCGTGAAGCTAATATGACTACAACAGCAGAACAAGATAATAGACTGCAACAAATTGTTAATGAGCAAAAACAAAAAGATAAATTAGATAAACAAAATGCAAAAATTTTAAAACAAGCTGAAAGAAATGAAGCTAAACGTAAGAAAGCAGAAGAAAAACAACAAGCCTTATTAAGAAAAGAGCAAGTAAAACAAGCTCAAGCAGAGACTAAAAGACGTGAAGCTGAAGCAACAGCTGCTGCAGAAAGACCTACTGCAACAAGTACAGGAACAGTTGAAACAGCTTCCCGTGGAATTGTAGGCGGAAGAGTTCTCTATGAATTAAGTGAAAGTTTTAACAGTGTAGATGTTCAAGCTGAAATAGATAACGCAGAACTTACAGAATCATTTACACCTATGCCTTCTGGCGGAGTTAACTTTGTACAACTTCAAGGTACAAAAGAACAACACGAAAGATTTGTACAAGATGCTGGTGGTTTAATAGTATCGTTTGGTGATGATGCCGTAGAAGCCATGAGTGATTTCACTATAAGAACAATGCCAGAAAAAGGAGGTGCACAAGATGCCAATCAAGAGCAAAGCCCAGCTGAAGTGGCTGCAGAAGAATCGACCACAGATAGCGGAGGAGTTGCTGAGAGAAACCAGCAAGAACCAGAGGCTCAAGTTACCGCAGAAAGTCAAGAAGACCAAGGACAAGCTGAAGATGGAAGCACGACTACGAGACAAGAATCGAAAGCAGAACAGCTTAAAAGGGGTAGGCAAGATCGCAAAGAACAAGTTGCTGAATCAACCAATAGGTCGAGGGAAAATCGTGTAGCAACGCCTAAGCCTACTAAAGATCCAGCTACTGTGTGGGCATCTTTAGGTACAGTTTTAAGTTACGATGCTGTATCACCAGAACTTAAACAACAGTTTGAAAGTGACCCATCATTTACAAAGCCTGAAATAAATAAGGCTAGACTACAAAGTAAATACAGCCAGCTCGCATTAAAAGAGTTTGATGAGCAGAAAGAAGGATTATCAAATGCTGAGATTATAATAGATGCACAAGCTGAAATAGAAGGCTTACAAGGTGAGACTACGTCAGACGTAGATAAACTTAGAGATGCTATAGCAGAGTTAGTTACGATTGGATACTTTGGTGATAATGCTAATCCAAATGCGAATAGAGTTTTATTAAATAATAAATCAGAGCGTCAGTTTGTTACCGACTTCTTATTAAATACACAGTTTACCGACCAGCAGCTAGACATTATAAGAGAAGAGTTTATAGCTGCGGCTATGCTAAAAGATAATCTAAGTATGCAAACAAAAGGAGTACCGTCTCAATGGGTTGGCATAGCTGAGAGACTAGATGCTATGGATGCAATTTTAAATCAAATGGGTAGTAGAGTTAGAAACAAACCTGCTAAATACCAAGCAGACCAAGGACCAGCTACAGATAAAGTTGGTCAAGACGACCAAAGTGCTACAAATCTAAATGAAGAAGTGGCTTCTAATAGATTAGTTGATTTAATAACTGAACATATTAATGGTAAGACTACTTCAATTACAAACTTAACTGTTACTAGTGGTCAGAATAAAGGAGCTAAAAATTCTAAAATTGTTGAGCTAGAAAATTTATTTGCTGGTTCAGACCCAGGCTTTATTGTATCCAAAGGATTAACACTAGGAGATTTCTTTGACAAAGATGGTAACTTAAATTTAGGTAAATCAAATATAGATGGTCGTGAAAGATTTGTACCTAAACCGATAGACAAAGATGCAGGCCCTACTACTCAAGAGATAATAGATGAGGCTGATTCTAATACAGGTAGAAACTATAGGTATGATAGTGGACAAGAAATAAAAAACCCAGTACCTAAAGGTAAAGCAGAACTAATAGTTAAACAGATATTAAAAAAATTCAAAACAAAACCAACAGTAACTGTAGTTAGAAACAAACAAGAGCTGCGAGAAACTAATCCTAAACTATATGAAAGAGCAGCTGCAGCTAGAGACGACTTTGAAACTGTAAAAGCTTCAGGCTATTCTGTTGGCGATCAGATAATAATATTTACAGACTTTGTTAAAGATGAGCAAACGCTACGAAGTATTGTAGGTCATGAAGCATTAGGACATTTTGGTTTTAGTGCGTTTGTACCAAGAGCAAAATTAAAATTAATACTTGATGATATATATCAAAGTGATCCAGCGATAAGAGCTTTGTCTGACCAGCGTATAGGTAACGGTGAGGAAAGATATGAAGCTATAGAAGAAGTACTAGCTGACTATGCTTCGCATGTAGACTCTCACATACTCGCAAGATTTTGGAATGCAGTTAAAAACTTTATGCGTGATGTTTTTGGTAGAGAGTATCAAGATGACATGACAAGGTACTTAGTATTTCAATCTCGTAATAATCTACGCACGGGTGGTAGTGGTGTTGTATCGGTATATCAGATGGTTAAGAATTTAGAAAGATTAAAAAATGAAAGTACATATGGTCGTTACAATGCAGAGTCTAGTTCGGCTGCGGCTTATAAAAGTTTAACTAATCAAATAATAACACTTCGAGGAGAGCCTGGCGGTCTTCTTGGATATAAGTCTTGGTGGAACTCAGCTAAAAGAACAGGTAAACAATTAACTGAAGGTGATGCATCAAGTTGGTTTGGTAAAGTACTAGAAGAATTTCAAACATTAGATAACATAGCATTGCGTAGTGAGGGCCTGTCCAAAATATTTAGTTTGTTCCAAGGGCAAACAGCTAGAACAAGAAAGTTTCAACAGATATATGCGAACATGACTAAGTTTACTCACAGTCTAGATAACTCTGTGCTAAATAAACTAGGCATCACTGATGGACCAACTCAACAAGAACTGATTCAGGCTGGGGAACTATTAGCTTACTTTGCTTTATATAGAAGCAACGTTCCTGCAACAAGAAATGAAAATGCAATTAACAATGCTGAGTCTTTAATTACAACTAACTCTATAGGTGAAAATGTTATAAATGAAGCAGCATTTGAAAGAATGAAAGCTGAAGGTATGATGACTAAAGAAGAATTAGCAGCAGGTTTTGAAGTTACTTTAGATATATTACAAGACGGCACAGAAAATGTTAATGGTGATAAGCTAAACTACAAACCTAACTTTGTAGTGACTGATAGAATCTATAAAATATTTGAAGAGAATAGAAATGCTGTAAACGAAGCAGCAAAAGATTTACTAGAGTCAAACTTAGAAGCAACTATATCAGAAAGACAAGACATACTAAGTATCGTAAAAGACTTTGCAGAAAATAAAAGGGGTATAGGTGCTAGTGCTCAAGATCAAGCTGCGGCTACAGTAATAGTAAAAAAATACCAAGAGCTATATTCTGAAAATGCGAAACTAGAAGGTGTAGGTATAACTTATGACCCTGAGTCTCAGAAAAATGCTGAGTTATTTCTAAGAGATGTCAACCGTGCTTTATGGAAAAAAGGTGATGAAAACAAACTTAATGATTGGATTGCTGGTGACGCTACAGAAGTTGACATATTTAAAGTAAAAGGTACTGAAGACTTTACTGATGTAGTAAATAGTTTGCAACAACTTCATGAAGTATATAGTGGTGAAAGATCAGGTGCTGACCAAGTTACTAAAACAATAGAAAATTTATTACTGTTAGATTTAAAAAATGTAAACAATGAGTTCAATGCTAAGCGTACAATACTCGGTGGGTATGTACCATTTACTAGACGTGGTAACTATCAAGTTACATTAAGAGCATTTGATGATAATGATAACGAAATAGAATTAGATTCCCACACCAAAAATGTACTACCGTATTACCAAGTTGATTCTAAACAAGATGCAAGAGAGCTTTTTGATAGTCTTAAAGATGATTTTAAAGATACCAAATATAAATTTAAAGATAAAAACCTACAGGATGTAGAAGTTAATTTAAAACCAGAAACCAGTGAAGTTAGTTCTAGTGCACCACTATCCTCTGCTATGAATTTAAATGAGTTTACAAGTATTCTTGTAAGGTTAAATGTAAATCTTAAACCAGAGCAAATGAAAAAAGTAACTACTGCTTTAACTAAACAATCAGAAAGAGCAAGAAAAAGTTTACAACGTTCAGGTACTGCTGGTTGGAATGCAGACGTAGTAAGAAGTGTATCAGAACATTTAGAGACTATGTCACATGCAGCTGGTAAAACTTTTTACTCACATAAGCTTAACAAATACACTACAGACGAAAAGCTTTGGGCTGGAAATAGAGATAAACTTAATAGACTTAAAGAAAGAATGGAGAAAGTTGAAGCTACAGGTAGCGATGAGCAAATTAAAATAGCACAACAGCAATACGATAGTTATGCTAACCAGTATAGATACTCAGCTGGATTAACAGACAGAACAATAACAGTTTATAAAGGTAGTGGTAAAAATAGAGAAGCAGTACAAGTAAAAACTGAAGGTCAAGGTAAAAGATATAGGTCTGTTGCTGGCGGGTTATTAGATTTTTATGGTAAAGCAGGAAATATAGATGTATCTACAGAAGACCTGTTATCAGGTGAGGCAGGCTCATTTATAAAACTACTAACAGTAACTTCTCAACTTGGTGGATCTGTTGCTACAGGTTTTGTTAATACTATATCAATGGTAAGCCATAGTATTCCATACCTATCTACATATAATGCTAAGACTGGTTACGGTGGTGGGTTTGGCTTAACTAAATCTGCTGGTGCTATGACTAGAGCACTAAGACATATGAAGAATTTTAAGTTAGAGACACTAACTCACATGCAAGAACTAGTTAAAGATACATCATTACAAGATAAGTACGGTATAACTCAAGACGAAGCTCAAGTATTACTTGAAGCTACTGAACAAGGTGTACTTCAAGCCGCACAGTTTAATGCTCTTGTTGGTACAGCTAGAGGTGGCTTAATGGCTAATAAAAATTTGGCTGGTGTAGTTAGAGGGTGGATGAAAGTGTTCTCTTATACAGAGCAATTAAATAGAAGAACAACTTTCTTAGCAGCTTATAGATTACAAAGAGATAAGCTACAAAAAGCTGGAGATTTAAAACAAGATGAGATACAGAAATCTGCAGAAGAGTTTGCGATAAGAGCTGTCAATACATCTCAGGGTGAGTATGGAATGTTTAATAGACCTGCTATGGCTCGTGGTAATGTTCTTCAATACATCTTTATGTATAAACAATTTGTAATTATTACTGTGGAGCTTATGAAAAACTTAGGTCGGAAAGAACAATTAGCTATGCTAACACTACTTGTTTTAATGTCAGGTCTAAAAGGACTACCATTTGCTGATGACATTACAGATTTAATTGATACTTTAACGCAGAAGTTTGGTTTCAAAACTGCAACCGTAGAAAAAAATGTTGTTGATTTTATAGAAGAGATAGCTCCTGGTGCATCTCCAGTAGCCATGAGAGGTTTCTTAGATTATTTTCTTGGAGCTACCGTGTCTACAAGACTAGGCTTCGGTGATTTAATACCTCTGACAGGTGTAGGTAAAGCAGGTGCAGATCCTTGGCAAGAAGCAAAAAACTTTTTAGGGCCTGTATGGTCAGCTGGTGAGCAGACAGCAGGCACGTTGAGTCTAGTTGCAGCACAAGGTGCAGAGGCTATTGGTTTAAAATCTGATACAACCACTTGGACTGATGTTCTAAAGAACCAACCATTCGGTGCACTAAGAGGCGTAACAGATGGAATAGATTATGCAACTAGCGGACAGGTTACAAATAAAGAAGGCAAAGTAATAATGGATGATGTGTCTACATTGCAGACTGTATTTAGATTCTTAAACTTCTATCCAGCTGGGGCTACTTATCAAAACGATATAATAAGAATGAGTAAACAAACTGACGGCTTTGCTAAAGCAATTAAAAAATCATACACTGACGCTTGGGTAAAAGCTAAGATAAATAAAGATAGAAAGACTATGAGACAAATAGAAAGAGAAGTTAAAGAACATAACCAAGACCACAGAGGAACTGAGTTTGAGTTAAAACGCTGGTTACCTTCAGCACAAAGAGCATTTAGAGCTTGGTCAATGCCAGCTGCTGAAAGGTATAAGAAGTTTGCACCTAAAAACATTAGACCTGAAACACAATTTTTAATGGACGCTTACGAACAAGCTATCAACGACCACTAATCCTTATCTAATACTTGTAGCTGACCGTATGATAAATCATCAGCTTCTACATCTGCATTATCAAGCAAGCTCTGGAATCTAGGATGTGTTAAGTTAAATCCTACAACGTATGTCTGTGCTAATTTAACAGGAGTATCTTTACCTAGTGAAGCCTTCTCAGATTTAGGAGTTGCAACTACATTCTCATCCATAAGTTCTTGCTTAAATGTTTTATAGTCAGCACCACGTATGGATAACCACTTCCTAAAATGTGTTCTATCAATCATCATAGTTCCTTTATCAAATGGCTCAGCTGCAGATTTCCTAAACACATCAAGTCTTATTCTTATATCACCTCTTGGTATTCTAGAGAAATCAGGTTGTGCTTTCTGCCCTGTTGTATGCATGATAGTAACGGATGTATCAGCTGAATCAGCCATGTACTCTGCAACAAGATCGAATGCGTCTACTTGATTCTCTTGTACTGACCTGCGTATCGCACCTATTTGTGCTAGTACCCATTCAGTAGACTGCTCATAGTCATAATCAATAAGACCCCACTCTTTAGCTAGGCTCATAGATAGGTCAGCAAGTATAATAGATTGCTCCCAGTATCTTTCTTGACCACCAAAGTTACATCTATATTTCTTAGCAAAGTTATCTGAAGCTTCAGCTATGATAGATTGAATACCTTCTTCACCCATCTCTACTAAGTTCTTTATAAATATTTTGCCTGCATGTCCATAGTTTGTATGGATAGCTTGGTATATCTTCTTACCTACATCACTGTTCCTTGTAAATACATCAGTCTGAGGTACTGTTAATTCTAATAATCTAGCCATCTGTGCGTCAGTATCAAGACCAGAAGCTATAAGTTTACTTTGTAAAGACTTGTTGGTAGATACCAGTACAGGTGTAGCCCAAGTCTTAGCGTCCCTTTCTTCAGCATTTCTATTAAGCCTTGCCTTGTCACGCCCTTGTGATACCCAGTAGCAGAAGTCTCCGACCTCTTTATCACTCATCATGGTTACTTCATCTATTGTAAGAGGTAGATTACCATACGTACCAAGACGTGAGAACAAAGCCATCTGAGTATACTTAGCTGCAAAGTGTAGCTTCTCAGGATCTCCGTATATAGACTGAGCCCAGTACTGAGCTAATGTTTTACCACCACCTGTTGGACCATACAAAGATATCGTTAGTCCTTTGAGCCCTGTAAAATTATATAGTGGTGCTGAGAATCCTACACCTAATGCAAACATGTGTGATTTTAAATGGGCTTTCTCCATTATAGACGTGAGGTTTACCCATTGTTCTAATGAACCTTTAGTATTATATAAGTCCGCACCTTGTCTTTGTATTATAGACGCTAAGCTTATAGTCTCTTCTACTACAGAGCCGTCAGGCTTACGCTTGATTAATGTGTTACCTAGTAAGAAAGATTTATTCTTTTCTTTCCACCCCATAGTTGAGTATAGATTCGTCATTGTGCGAATCTGTCTCAGCTCATCCATGTAAGTCCTTAACATAAGTTGAAAATACTCCGTTTGTTTCTTATTGTAAAGTACAATACCTTGATCTGCTATAGCACTAGGAAACTCTCTAGCCCCATCAGTAAGGTACGCTTGTCTTAAATTCAGTTCTTGCCACCCCATGTGTGGTCTATCCCAATGAAATCTAACTGTTTCATAGCCTAGTGATTCATCAAGACCATAGCCTACGGGGTATATATCAAACTTACATACATCAATATCTGTGTCATCAATGGTTACTTTGATACCATCTTTAGTTCTTTTAAATGGTTTAGGCATGGGTACAGCGTTAGCTACTTTGTCAGGAGCCTGCTTTATTATGGGAGCTTCTTGATATTGCACACCTAGTCTAGCTGGTGAGCCTATCTTTCCCTTGTATTTACAACCCCTACAGCCTGTAGGTCTACTAGATTCAAACTTAGCACAGGTAGTGGGGCCTGACGCAGACTCTTTCCATTGATTTAACTTCTGCTTAGTTGACCTTTCACTATATCCAGTATGCCCCTTAGACCACTCTATTGCTGTTGTTTCAGGGTCTTGGCAGAAAGCGGCTACCCCTATTAAACTGTACCATAACGGCTCATCTACCTTATCTTGATTGTCTATAGCCCACTCTATCTGTTTACATTTCTTAGCGACCACTGAGCCTACAGCTGGTTGGTATTCATTCTTAGTAGCTAGGTTATCCAGCAACGAGTTGTCATGTGTGCTGCTCTTTTGGTGATCACCCGCTACGTAGTAGTATGATAAGCGTTGCTTTAAAATCTCAGGGCTAGTTGCCTCAGACTCTACTAATACCTTAACTTTATTACCATTCTTTGGATTGTGAGTGCCCACAGGTCGTAGTACTAGTGCACTATTTGCTGTAAGTCCTGCGTCTATCTTAAATTCTTTTTGTATAGCGGCTTGTTTCATAGCCTCAGCTAATGGTTTCCACTGCTCAGGTGGTAGCTCTTCATCTAGTACCCAGTATACATGCAGTCCATTACCTGAATGTACTATCATAGGCTTGGGTAACTTCAGGTCAGATACAAATTTACCTAGTGCTACTAGTCCTTCTTTCCATGAAGGGTACGGTTTATTACCACCGCAATCTATATCTATAGCTACTACCTTAGTAGCTCTTACGTTATCTTGTTTCCTGTTACCCTTTTGCTTAAACGCAGATATTGCGAAGTAAGTATTGTTATTAGTTTTGTCAAGTCTTTCACATACTTGTGCAAGTTCGTCCACAGACTTAAAGAATCCCTGCCGTCTACCGTCAGGATTGATGACAGTAGTTACATAAAACCCCTCAGCTGGTAAAACTTGCTGGAGAAATTCCAACATATTCATATTTGCTTTACCTTTATTACGGTGGCTAGACCTTTATCTAACCACCATTTGTTATATTATTCCTTTTTCTCTAAAACCTCAAGAAGGCTCTTGAACCTATCCTTCTGCTCTATAGCTATAATCCTAGGCATTGGCCACCCATCACCCATAATAGCTAGTAGTTGCCTAAGCATATCTCTAACTCTCTCATCATTCTTTTTACGGACAGGCTTACCTTTAACCCATCCGTAATAAGTCATGCGAGATACCTCTAAAAGCTCAGCCATGTTACTAGTAGTAAGTAACATATGTTTCCTAAGAGCTTCTACTTTCTTAAAGTCTAGAGGTAACTTAGCCATTGGTTACTCCCCAACAAGCTTAGCTATCTCAGCAGCTAAGTCGTCGTCAGATGACACAACTGGTACATCTTCAGGCTCTTCAACTGGTACTGGTTTAGCTTTAGGTTTAGCTTTAGCTACAGGCTTTACTGGTTTGTCTTCCTCCGCAGCAGCTGCAGGAACGTTCACACTTATGTCAACTTGTTCTTCTGTGTCAGACTCTACTGAATCACTGGCTGCCGATACGTATCCATCTTCTTCCTCAAAGTTAAACTTGCCTGCTCCATCAGACCCCTCAACATATTGGATAACTTGTACTGCTCTAAGTCTTAGAGTAACACCTTGACCAATAGATGGTGAGCTATAGAAAGCTATAGCACCATTGACTTTAAGTTCTGAACCACCCCATATGTTATGGTTAACCATAGGGTTGTTCTTTGCGTCAAAGACAGATGGTTTGTACGCCGCTTTAGATTTAAACTTAATTAGAATGTTACCTGTTTCATTACCATCATCATCTTCTTCTTTAGAATAAGGTAACGGTGCACTCTTAAATTTAGTTTTAGGCTTAGCCTCTTTCAAAGCTTTTATCCCTGCTAGTAATTCAGCATTGATAAGATCAACTATAGGCTTAGCCTCCTCTTCAGGTACAGCAAGAGTAACTTTATATACTCCTTCTGCGTCAAATTGAGTGTCGGGTTTACTTATGTAAGGGTAATTTGCGACACCCACTGGGGTTGTAAATGTTTTATTAGCCATTTATTTTTCCTCAATATTAGTTATATAACCTACCTCAACAGAGAAACCGAAGTCCTCTGCGGTAGCTGATTGTCCACTAAGCGTTGCAAGTTCTCCTGTAACATACTTTACTTCGTCAGTACCTGTATATGTATCAACATATTTCTGAGTATCCTCAGGTAAGAACCCACCAAACTTAAAAGTAAGTCTTGGGTAGTTAACGTTCTCATCAAAAGATAGTATCGTCCTACATATTTCAGGAACAATACCTCTCATAGATAATGTTTTATGATACGCATTCAAGTTCTTTAATGACGAAGGTGTTATATGTAACAGACACACACCTCGCCTTGGTTTGTCCACAAGGATAACGGCTACTCTTTTTATATCAGAGCAATCTTTAACCTTGAATCCTGATGGTGTTATCCTAGAACCCCATGCATTACGTGGACATAATACACAGATATCGTTCTGAGGTGACACACTATTCTTATTAGGTGTCTTACCATCAAGAGAAAAACAATCAGGTGATGTCGAATCTCTATCATCTGACCATTCACTTTCATACCACATCTTAGACACGTCAGGGTTTGCACCCACGAACACCACCTCTAAACTTGTATCAGATAGAGTGTCGCATTCACCGTCCGTGATCACGCTGAAAGTAGAATTTTTTATAGAAAGCTTAGACCTGTTCATTAGTCTTCCACTTTATTAGCTGGTTTCCTTACATTAATATCTATTCGTGTACCATAATTTACTCCTGATGGCACAACTTTCTCTTCTTCAATATATCCTTTTACTGCTCGCTTACTAACTCGTTTCTCTAGTAAATCATAAGCCTCATTATCTTTTATAAACTCAAGTACTGCGTCCCAATCAGCTACCTGTGCGTAGTCACTAGTGGTTAAGAATGCTGTACCTTTAGCTGTCTTAAACGAATCAACTCCCTCTTCGTCAGCTCTGTTTTTAATCCAAGCCTCAAGCTTAATCATTTGCTCTTTGATACCCATAACTTTTTCCTTAGCCTCAGACTCAATAGATTCTTTCTGACTTCTTAGTTTAAGGTATGCCTCTATAACTTTATTTACAGTCAACATATTATTTCCTCTCATTTTTAATAAGGTCTAGTAATAAACCTTGTAGTTTTTGTTTACATTTAAGACGTTCATACATTTTATATTCAAGTTCGGTCGCCTCTATATGTATAATGTTTGATACGTGTTTCTTCCCTATCCTCTCTATCCTTCCATTCGCCTGAATGTATTGCTCATTACTAGTCACTGGTCCATACCATATGATTGTGCTAGCCGCTGTCAACGTAAGCCCATGTGCCATAGTGGCAGGGTGGGCAATAAGGACACGAGGGTCTTTAGCATTTTGAAAGTCATAGAATATCTTGTTTCTTTTTGTAGCTGATACTTCTCCATTAACTACCGCAACGCTCCATTGTTTAGAGAGAATCCTCTCCAACATTCTTAACGTACCTGTTAGTGGTACAAATACTATTACCTTACCGTCAACTTGTTCTAATACTTCTTTAACAACATTGACTCGTGGTGTGCAATCTACTTCTATATGATCACCATCATCACCGTATACAACACCGCAACTTATCTGTACAAGTTTCTGTAGTTTAACTGCCTCATTAACAGCAGTTATAGTTCCTTCTTCTTCTAGTTCTGTAACAAAATGTTTGAGCATTTTATTGTGATGTTTCTTCTGCTCTGTTGTAAGTTCAACCTTACGTGTTTGGAATACAGTTTCAGGTAGGTCAAAGCACTCATCTCTTGTGTACCTGACAGCAGGATGTAGTACATGTTTAACTGTATCTATTGATTCAGGTCGTGGTATCCACTTCCATTGACTTATCTTCATCATCACTGACTCTTTAAAAGCTGTATAAGTTTTAGAATTATACGGACTATCAACAAGTCTAGCTAAAGCCCATGCGTCTGTTGGGTCATTAGGTGTAGGTGTACCAGTCATTAACCAAAGTTTAATCTTGTCATGCTTAGCTATATATTTACGAAGTATCTTAAACCTGTTGGTAGATGGGTTACGTAAGACAGCCGCCTCATCAACTATGATTAAATCAAACATACCCATAGACTCTTCCGTTATAATAGGAAAGCCATCATGATTTATGATATAAAAATCTGCGTCTGTTTTAAGTAACTGCTTTCTTCTAGCACTAGTACCATGTAAAGTAACTGCTTGTCTATGTGGAAAGCTTTTAAATATACTATCACCCCATACCCTTTCAAGAGTAGACAGTGGTGATATAACTAAAACCTTACGAATCTCACCTATGTCCATCAGGTAGTCACATGCCCATAAAGCTGATTGAGTTTTACCTGTTCCAATTTCATTAAGCACCAACGCCTTGTCATGTATAGTTAAAAATGCTGATGTCATTTTCTGATGGTGGTATGGTGTAAAGTCTCCAACCCAATCGTAGTAATATAAGATAGGACTTGGTGCCCTGATACCTACCTTCTTCAAAATTTGAACCGACTTAACGGTATGAGGTGTGACAACAAGTTCTCGGTTGTTATGCTTTAGTCGCCTGGACTCTGGTACTGTGTGTAGTATTTGGTTTGGGTGCTCAGGGTTTAGTGCTAGTGCCTTCGCTTGTTTTACTACTATCATATTCAATACTCTCTATATAATCTTTCACTTCATTAATGGTATCGTCATCATAAACTACAAAACATTTACCATTAGCTCTTTCAATATCTTCCATACACCTAATCTGTAAAGCTGTAGGTTTCCTAGTTCTATCTGCTTTACATTCAATACCTATGAATCTACCATTTGCTACAGCGATTCGATCAGGTATCCCTGACTTACCATATATGCCTGATTGTGGACTATAAAACCACACATCTAAAGACTTTAACATGGTGTCAAGTTTCTTTTTAATTTTACCCTCAGGTGTATTAGCCATATTATATAGATTTACATATATGTCAAGTATTAAGTTCTAGCATACTCGCACATTTTATTTGCTGGGCAATACCTACATAAACCACTAGGTCTTGCTGGAAAGTTGTTGGACTTATATGACTGGTTGATTCTCTCTATCCTTGATAGTAACTCCCCCCACATAAGCTTGGTGTCTATTAATCTAAATGTTTCTGAGTCTGTCTTGCCCTCCTTTAACCATATGAAACTGGTCTTCACTTCTTCTATCTGTGGGTAGTGTACAAAAACCTGAAGGGCAAACAGTTCTAGTTGTGTAAAGTCAGGTCTCCTTTTACCTGTCTTCCAATCCATAACTATAGCTACCTTATCTTTTATAACTAACACATCAAGGATGGATCTGAGCCATGCGTCGTTGTCGTACCAACCTGTTGGTGTAAGGTTTGCATTTAAGCACAGCTTCTGCTCGAGGTATAACTCTGAATTTTTAGTAAGTGATTCGATTGTTGTGCAAACTTGTTCGTGTTTGACCGACTCTTCAGGTAGCTGCGTACCAATCTTTAGTCTGTCTTCTAATTGTTTGTGTACTCTCTCGCCATAGATAGTAGCGTCACTACCTTTATCTTCAACCTCTTTGTTTATACGCTGATGTAGGTACCTCTTTGGGCATTGTTCGTACATCTTAATAGATGAATAACTATGTGATAGTTGTTCGGTCATTTTGAGTTTGCTCTCATAAGTATATCATGTTTCAGTAAGTCTATCCTACCTAGCTCACTAACTGTATCATCTACATGAGTGGAATGTCTTATGTATGTCTTGCCTACCTTGACAAGTACAAATACTTGAGTGACATCATCACTAGTTTTTGCTACGTCCATTGTTTCTTTAAGTACTTTGAGTACCTGTTCTTTCCTAAGTTCACTCTCTGATTTTATTTCTTTACCATCTGTTCCTATTATGTCTGTCATTTTGCGTCTCCGTAGTTGTAGCCAATACCACTTTCACATGCGACGGGTAAGTCCCCTGCCCATATAGGTGGTGTCGACATTGTTGTCTCAACATGTTCTCGTACTTGCGATACCTTTTTAGCATCAACCAGTAAAATTAGCTCATCATGTACCTGAAATAAAACTCTGTACTGTTTACCTAACTCAACCATTTGCTCTGATATAACTATCCTAGCTAAAGCCTGTACGATATTCTCTGTTACTTTTCCCCCATAGATTTTAGTCCACTCCTTGTCCTCGATCTTACCTGTAGTCTTTAACTTCCTGTAAGTCCTTGCGTTGGATATGTACTCAAATCCATCTCTACTTCTTCGTAACATAGGGTATCTGATACGAAGATTGTTTGGTAATACAATCCCTTTGGAATCATACTCCAACATGTCATCACATATAGAGTCTTCTCTACCATGAAGTATTCCTCTCAGTGCATAGTCACATACACCCCAAAAGGAAACTATCCTGTGGTTTTTCTGTCTATATAAGTTAACAATTCTTTGTGCCTCATTGATGTCAATGTCTACTGACATACCACCTTGCCCTAAAGCTAAGGTATTTCTAAACTTCTCTGCACCCATACCATAACCTAGTCCTAGTATGCATGTCTTACCTACAAACCTCTCAAGCTTGTCTTTCTTAGTTACTTTTCTACCATATACTTCACTGGCAAACTCACTATATACATCTCTACCTTGTCTGAAAGCCTCGACCAAATCTTTTTGCCCACTTATATATGCAACCATGCGTGCCTCAATCTGTGATGAGTCGCATGCTATTAACATTTTATCCTGTGGTACTGTCAATGCTTTGCGTATGACTCCATTCCTAGGCAAGTTCTGTAAGTTAAGTTTATCTCCACCACTAAACCTACCTGTGTGTGCTCCATAATAATTAAGCATGATAGGTAACTTACCTCTTTGCTTTACATTAATTAAGTTCTCTGTTCTTGTCTCTTCTATAGTTGACTTAACACCTAGCCTTGCTGATACGAGTTGTTGTACGATTGGCTTGGGGTGTTCCATCAAAGATGTAAATTGTTTGTCGGTCTTGGCGAAGGCAAAAGTTTTCTCGCCTGTTCTTATAGATACTTTCGTCGGTGGTGCGACCCCAACTTTTTTCAAAATTTCGGCGAACATATTATTAGACATCAAAACCTTTTTGACCTGCGATCCAGAAGTCTTAGTCGTTAACGTGTCAACAAGTTTCTGTTTGTTTGTTGTTATCGTCGATAGGTGATCCGTGAGTAGTGCCTCATCTATCTCAAGCTCAGGCTCAGTATACATTCTAATTGTTTGGTCTATAACCTTGAGCTCTGATTGTGGAAACCCTTTAGCTAAAACCTTAAACAGTTTATATGTAAGCTCAACATCGTTAATACAGTAGCCAGCATAAGACTTCAGTTCCTCCGAAGTAAAGTCTTCCAACCTTTTACCTAGTGCATTAAGTACTTCAGTTCCTTTCTGTCCTATCTTGTAACAAGATGACAGTGCATTCAATGAACAACCTATTGTCATACTGTGCTTGGGTCTAGCCATAGACATAGTGTCAAACCAAAACTTAGGCTTTATATTATAGTGCCACGATAGTATGGCACCATCGAAAGCCGAATGGTGTGCTAGTAGATACTTGTCTGATAGCATGAGTGAGTCGAGAAAACTACCGACATCATCTCCACTATACCATTCAGTTTTGTTGTTGTTTACTTTGACTGCTACGCCTATGACCTGAAACCTCTTGTCTCTTATATAAGATTCAGTTGTCATTTTAGATAGAGAGTAGTCCCTATCATAATAGGTTTCAAAATCTATGGTTACTATATCCACTACCCTCTCTCTGCTTTGTTAATTAATATATCTAAGTATTGCTTAGCTTTCTTCAAGTCCTCTATCTGTCCTTGTTTAGTTGGGTGTTTGTGTTGCCACCTACAGACATACTTGATTACGTTTGATTCGCAATATGGTATATCGTTCTCAACAATAAATGTTATTGGCTCTATCTTATACCTTGCATAGTGTTCAGGTTTCTCTACCTTGTCATTGCTTTTAACTATCATTTACTCCTCTCTTTCTATTACTATATGTAAATCTACACCATCTTTTTCTGCTGTATCTTCATCGTTATATATTACTACACCCATATCAGCTGTAGCCTCCATAATACTTTCTAGTAGTTCATCTGCCGAACAAGAAAGTTTATCTTTAACCTTAACCCAACCTGTTTTTTTGTACTTAGTCATTGATTACCCCTTAATGTGCTTTGCTTTCATTCAAAGTTAATTCTGTAATACCTTTACCACAATGTAAAGAATGTTCATTAGCTACTCCTACTGCCTCAGTAGATGTAGCACCCATTGATAATGCACCTAATGAAAAGTCTTTACCATCTCCGAATGCACATGGTGTAAACCCATGGACTACTGGGTGTGGTGTACCCTCATACAGTATCAGCCCCTCGTTCTTACTCACAACAACAAGTTGTGCTGTGTATGACATTCGATTAGATCGAGACGATATAGGGAACTCATCTTTCTTAGCCCCATTAGTAAACCATTCTCGTAAAAGAATTATATCTTGAAGTACACCAACGCCTGATACTATATATGGTTTGTTATCTTTAACCACATACCATGCTTTATCTGTTTCCCATTTCTGTGAGCCATCGTTAGCTTGTCTATCAGTAGCTAATATCTGCCCGTCCCATACTACTATTGTCATTTGTCTTTCTCCTTATTATCTTTATCCTCTTGGGCATAGTAATGTCCATGCCCTTGATACTCTTCTATTATATCCCCTGTATCTGCGTTCTCTCTGTATACATCATAGTAACCACAATCATTACAGCCCATAATGTGTCCTACCTCATCATCACTAAATGTTTCTTGGTACGCATTGTACGAGCCACACTCAGTGCAACACCACTCGCCTGTCATACTACTCATACTTTCTTCTCCATTTTTATTATTGTTTCATACAAACGGTTAGGCTCTATGCTTTCACCTTTTGATATGCTGTCTGTTAAGATTACTTTAACTGTGTCTATCAGTACTCTTCTTCTGATAGCGATTTGAAGTATGTTTGATTTGCACATATCCTCTTCTGCTATCATGTTATACGCTGTCATAGTATTACCTCTCTAACTGATGTAAATGTAGCCCACGAACAATTACTTATGTTGTGCCTTTCACTTACCCACTCCTCTTCTTTACCTAGTATTAATTGTATTTTCCAATAGAGAGTTACCTCTCCATTAGTACAATCACACACTGCTATGTTTACTTTGTCCACATCTTTTTCACTACTCATTGTCTTTCTCCTTTGTTTTAAATAGGTTTAATATTTCATCTAGTGTATGGTCTTTCTCTCTTATATCCGAATTTAGATGAACTCTTGTTGGGCTACTGTGCTTATACCCAAGGGTTTTAAATACTCCTAGGTATTGTTTAAATGCAAATCCATAGTCTTGAAAGAAACCATCTACGGTATTGGGATTCACTGCTCGCCTACGCCAGTTGTGTGAAACAGCGAAGTGAAATGCATACATGCCTAGTAACTCCTGAGGTATATCATCTTTAGCCATACATGTTGTCACGTACTTGACTATATCTTTCCTGTTCCAAGGTATTCCATACCAGTTGAAAACCTTAGTAAGTTCTGACATTTTCTCATCATCTATTTCACTCATAAGTTTATCTAGCATACCAATACTTATCATAGATTTGAGTACTCGTTTGTGATTAGTCAGCATGGCTCTCCATTCTTTTCGTTTCTCAGGGTACTCTTCGGACTTGCTCATAGGTTTAGCATTGATAAACTCGTTTGTGTTTAAGTCGTACTGCAATCCTTTGTACACATAAGGGGCTTTTCCATAGAAAGATTTACTCATATGAGACTCTAAGTCCCAGTTATCTGTAGCTACACGCTCAGTATTTATCTTGTGTATTGCTAGTCTTTTCTTATGTATATATAAATCCCAACCAAAGTAAACTCTATAGTCATTCGTTGCTTGCCTGTGAAAAGATACAGGAAAGAATCTAGGCATAGAGCTTACAAGTGTTTGACCACCTGTTCTACTAGACTCTTGGTGAAATGTAACTATGTTATTTTTAGATACACTCCATGCTCGATACTCACTTTCACCATAATACGATAGTGCTAGATATATATCTCCATTGTCATCTTCTTTGAGTCTACCCCATGAGCTAATAGGCTTACCTTTTTGTCTGTTTCTACATGTATTTAAGATCCCATTTAGACTGTTCCAGTCCATACTGGGATACTTACATTCATTGTTAATGTAATAATCATTAGCATTCTTAAAGTTAGTGCTCATTATTTTCTTATCATCATCAAAATATGTACTTCCAAATATACTCATTACTTACTCCATTAGTTTGTTAATTGTTGTTGTTGCTGTCAGAGAATCAAAGTCTATGTCTTTAGTCTTATCATCTAGCTGTTCAGGTGTAGGTCTTTCATACACTTCTTTGTGTCTTGTCTTAGTAGTTTCAGGTACAAGTTCCCATAAGCCATCCCACTTCTTAAGCATTGGTGCTAGTGTCTTGTGTGATTCTAGCAATGCTCTGACATTATCCATGTACACTTTTCTCTCATTGAGTAGTTCTTTGAAAGGCTTTACCCACTCAGCATACTCTTTGCGTAGCCAAGCAAACCTACTGTCATCTATGTCTATCTTGTAATCATACCCACCACCTATGAGCCCTGAGTTCTCTCCTTTAACAGGTCTGACTTGACTGGCTATATCCCACTTCAAATGATTGTAGAAATAATCATTGTCTTCTACATCATATGGGTAATCACCAAGTTGCTCATCTCGTGTTATTGTTAGACTATCTACTATAGCCTGATTTACTTCTGAACTATCTCTTGATTGCCAACCCTCCATAGATACACCTACTGTATTTTGAAACCAGTCTGATGGTACTTGATTTAGTTTATTCTTCAGCTCTTGTGGTACAAGAGTGTCATAGATTCTCTGTCCCCAACTCTCAGGTCTAGGGTTATCTTCTTTTAGTTTTCTTATCCTCTTAGCATGCACATCTCTAGCGTTTCTAAGAATTTCTGATTTAAGACTCTCACTTAGTCTAACTGTTGCCATAATTTACTCCTTGGTTATAGTTATCTTTCATCATGCATTTTGACTACCTCGCCAAAAGGCACATCTTGTTTCTCTCTAGCTGTTGACACCCACAATACAGGACACGCTGGCTCTGTACCGAAGTCATCACAGTAGAGGTCTGTAAGAAACACACACGCCACAGGGCATATGTCATTCTTATCCATGTACTCAAACACAGGACTGAATGCTGTACCACCACCACCATGTGGCTTGATGATAGGCTCATCACTTCCTTTGTCGAATCTGTCATAGTGGCACACGCTACTGTCGAAGTAGATTACATGTACACTTGTTGGTGATTGGTCTTGCCATACAGTAGTTATCTCACTAGCAAACTGGTCTAGTTCATCTTGACCAATAGAGCCTGAGCAATCTACAGCAAACACTAGCTCACCCATTGCCTCACCTGATACACTAGGCAAGTACAATCCTTGTGGTAGAAATCTTCTGTTCGGTCTAGCATATGTTCTCTCATCAGTTCTAGCCTTGACAACAAATCTATGTAAGACTTCTCGCCAATCCACAATAGGTTTAAGCATAGCACCAACTATTCTTTCCAAACCAGCTGTCATCTTACCCATCATCTTAGTAGCCTGAGCTGATTGTGATACTTTAACTTTCCACTCAGCTTGTTTCCTTGCTTTGTCTGATTCGCTAACACCACCATCACCACACTCATCTAGTGGCATACCTTCACCACCTTGCCCTTGTTCTTCTTTAGGCACATCAGGTAGGATATTGTAGATACCCTCAGTAGTACCACCACCTTTCTCATGTAGCTGTCTGTCATGCAGACCACCACACTTAGGCATTTTACCTACACCATCCTCGATCAATAGCTGATTGATTACATAATCACCAGCCATGTTCCACTTGTATGGGTCTCTCTTACCTCTGCGAAAGCAATGCTCAAACATAGGGTGTAGACACTCATGTGCTAGTACAAACTTAAGCTCATCATCATCCATTTCATCTACCCACTTGGGGTTGAATCTAATGTCTTCACCATTGGTACATGCTGTCGGTACATTCTCATCCCATATAACTGGTAAACCGAAAGCAATACTACCTATAAATGGGTAGGTGAGTATCAGTTGTGACTTAGCTTTACTTAGCCGTTTATCTTTATTCATCATTTGTTTCCCATAAATGCACCCATCTTGTTCATGATATCCTTAGCCTCACTTGACTTACGTTGCCTTAAGTCTAAGTCTAATCGCAAACTTTCAGGGTTGTTGTTTGCTAGTGTGTCCTCAACTTGTTGACGTATGCCCTCTAAGTTTTGGTCATTAGTTACATTAAGTCTTTTCAATACATCACATATGTCTTTGATGTTATCAATCATAGTGTCCCTAAACACACCCTTAGTGTCCGACAATTTCTCAGCCATGTGCTTTACCTTGTCGTACAATCTCTTCCATGCCTCTTGCATAGCAACTTGAGTAGACTGTTGTACTCTTACCTCAACTTGTTGCTGTATCTCTGCAAGTTCTTGTTCATCAATACCAACTCTGAAGTCATCAGATGGTACTGGTAGCACAGTCATTTCCATACTGAATTTACTGCTTATGTCATTCACACTTGGGTAGTCATTGGGGTTATACAAATCCCCTAGATACCTTTGTGCATTCAACTGCAACTGTGGATACGCTAGTATAAACTTGTCCACTAGCTCAACCCATTCAGACTTGTACTGCCTAAACTTACTCATGAAGTTTAGATAGTTAGCTGATGGTAGTATCATTGTCCCATCAATACCCCATGGTAGTGTGTTGTCATAATACTCTTGCCTAATCAATGTGGTTTTCTTCTTCACATTGTCTAGGTATTCATTCATTGGTAGTAGCGACTTGTTGTATCTACCAGCATGGTTGCCTGTGTTGTTAGCAAGGGCTACTTGGTCAGTAGCTTTCCTGTCTAGCTTACGAGCTGTCCACTGTGATACATTAAGTTGTACTAGCAATGCACTTTCATTTAACTTTGCCATTACTTCTCTCCTATTGTTTTAAGTTTTTTAAATTTATCATGTGGTATATCAATTTCTATTAGCGATACTGGGTAAAACAAACTCTGCAACGTATCAATATTGTCTTCACCATCATCATTATTATAATCAGTATGCTCAATATCATCTGTTTCTTCACCACATCTTACTATCCTACCTACTGCTGACTCATCAAACTCACACGCACCTGAAACAAAGCGTGACATAAACTGTATGTCTTCAAAGTTTTCATACCACTTGATATCATCAAACATATGAAATGCTATGTGAACATCAGTTGCCTCTCCAGATGTAGTATATATTTTAGCCTTAGAAAGAAACTCATCAATAATCCACCTAGTATCAGACGGATAGTCTTTGAGCTTATGCAATGTCATGTACTCAGTAAGTTTATCTAAAGAACTAAACCCTACAGCACACAAGACTGAGCTACGATATCCCATTAGTACAGATACTCTTTGTTATCTTGGCACCATTGGACAAACTCTTTACCTTGTAGCTTGGTACCGAACTTGTTCACAGCAATCTTCATTGTCAGTATGGAAAACTCTGCCTTACCAACGGTATCACTAGATAGTCTGCGACAATACTTGATAACATTGTCTATATTCCTATCAGCCCTATCAGCGATAGCACCACATAAGGCATACAATGTACTTGCCTCTTCAGGTATTGGTGCTGTGTTAGGACTATCAATGACCTTATCAGGATCAGGTATAGACTTGCATATCTTCAAGTATGCAACAAACTCTGCACCTGCACCCTCACCAATAGCACCCATGATTGCTTGTTGCTCTGCTATCTCATTGGGTATAACCCCTAGAATATCAGACACCCCATCAACCCATGACCGTGGTGTAGGATTCTGTTCCCTTTGTGGGTCAAAGTCATGCAACAGGTCAGGTCTAAAGTTTAGAAAGGACATCACCATGTGTGATACATCATTCCTAGTAGCCCACTTAATCCAGTCATCAAGCGTTGTCTCAAGGTCAACTACAGTCTCACGGTTACGAAGATGTGATAGCACCCTGTTAGCACCAGCTCTATCTTTCTGCCTGTTGCCTGTAGATATCACATGCCAACCATCTTTAAGGTCAACACCATGCAATGTCCTTGCTTGACATACGTTAGCTAAGACCTTTTGAATCTCAGCATTAGCTTGGTTTCTATCATCAAAGCATAAGATACCCTCATCAGGTATATCTGTTCTGCCCTTAGCTGGAAACCAGTCAGGTAGCTTGTACTCTAGTGTGCTACCGTCAGCCTTAGGATATGGTACACCAAAGTCTTCTACCAACATGGTCGGTAGATGTAGCTCTGTGTATCCAACACCCAACTCTTTAGCAACATCTCTCACTATGGTGGTCTTACCACCACCTGGACTACCCTCAATACACAATGTTCTCTTTATCGGAAACAATGCCTTGATAGTAGTTATCAGTTCACTTGCTCTCATAGTTTTACTCCTATGTGTTGGTGAGCCTATGTCATCTCGTACATAGGCTCTTGTACTAGCCCCATGCTAGTAATTCATTAAGGATAGGTGGCTGTTTCCAAGCTCAGTTTAATGTCATCATATCCACCTATCCCACGTGTAGGAACATAGCCATATAAACCTACACAATAAAACATGGTAACACTAACCTTACGATCATGTTTATCCATGCTTACCACCTTTGTTATTAATTCCTTTCAAGTCTTCTTTATTACTCACTACTATGTAATTAGATTTATGTAATGGTACGACTGTATGCTTAACCTTACGAGCCTCTACCTCACCACACCTAAGGCATGTATCGTAACCTAAGGCTACTCTCTTAGGGTTTATATCATCATTACATAAAGCACATTTACTCATCATCTAACCCTCAATACTTTGTTTACACGTAGGCTACTGTTACCACAACTCATCTCTACACCAACTACTTTCCTAGGTATATCTCTTGAGAGAGTGTATGCAATTTCTACTTTCCAATACTTCTTGCCATATTTATTCATGGTATATCACCTCTTATGTTGTTTTTATTAAGCGAATAGGCAACTACAGTCTAGTTGCCTACTCTTGGAGGACACATTGTCTATATTTTTATAGCCAATACATCTTTGATACTTAACGCTCTAGCTGGTGCTTTACCACCAGTAGACTTCTTACCGTCAGATAGTTTCATGTATGCTTTCCCAAACTTGTTGAGAGATATGCTAGGTATGAATCCCATAGCATTCTTAGGTGACCATGTAACCATACCACATTTAAGGTGGTTACTCATGGCTACCATGTCATCATGACACTTCTTAGACTCAGAGACATGGTATTTATTCTCTTCATCTTCGCCACATACATCTATCTTTAAGGCATCTTCACCCTTATGGTTAGTTGGTTTAATGCACACATAGAAGTTATCTTTATCTACTTTTATTTCACTCATTTGTTACTCCTACCCTCTCAGGGTATGTATAGTTATATATTATGCCCTAGAGCGAGTGGCTCTGGGCATGGTCAAACCCTGTCATTTCAAAAAATTTTTGTCAAGTTTCAGGGCATATCTAGATATGGGGCACCTATGTGTATCTAGATTTAGATAGTAAGAACTTATATATATCAATAAGATAGCCTTAACTATCTGTACTATCTAGTTTCCTTAAGGTTATGTAGGGCTACCCGAAAACCTATATATCCCTATAGCTAATGCAAATAGTATCAAAGACATTACTTTACATAGATAATCTAGATAGTTTAGATAGTATAACTATACATGCATGGCTGTAAGCCTTACGTTACAACGTGTTGGTACCATATGGGTGTAAGGTTTGTGTATATAAAACCCTAAAGACTGCGTAAGGTAACCACTAGATAGTGTAGATAGTGTCAACTTTAGGTAAAACCTTACACAATTCCTTATGAGATAGCGATATAGGATTGTATAAGGGAGCCGTAACCCCCCGAGCCATGGTAGATATATATAGTTTTTTAAAAAATAAATAAAAAGAATGAACAGTTTAAAGACTTGTTCAGGTCTGTTGGTTAAGGGTTGATGATCATGTATCTATGTTTATTATCTTTTATCCACTTCTTCCTATCATAGTAGTTATCAAATGCTTTTAGTATTATCTGACCACTCTTTACATACTCTAATACATTTCTCTTCTTATATATCTTTGTCATTTGTTTTCTCCCACTCCCCCTTTCGGGGGAGCTTTGTGTTAGTTATCCTAGTTTTACAATTCTACTTCTAGATTGTGGACTAGGTTTGTTAGTGTCAGCCAATATTGCCATATATGGACTGCCTCCCTTGTGTAGTATTGCCGCACTATATCCCTTAGTGCCGTATGGTTGCTCTGGTTCGAAAAAGCCTACCTTAGCTTTATTCGTTTTTGCTAGGTCAACCATCTTCTTAGCTAACTTATCAGCATCCTTTGCCTCCCACTTACCCTCAGGGTCAGCCTTTAGTACTACCTTTCCTACAGTGTTCATGTATATTGAACACTTACCCTCGAACGTTTTTTTGTATGACATATGTATGTCCTCCATTAGTTAATAACCTCATTTGAGGTTGATTACACTATGTCATAACTATACAAAGCTGTCAAGTTTTGACAAAATAACTACGTATTATATAGGCTGTAGCGTAGCCATAGATTAAATATAAGAAGATTAGGCAAGGGGGGTAGTCGGACTGCGAAACATAGCCACCCCCCCATATAAGTAAACCTCTCATAACAAGACCCAAAAAACCAACGTGTAAAGTTTCAGACTTTTAGTTGACAACCTGTTGATTTTACTTAATCATTCCATTATGGATACGCTCCCGTTAAAACATACCAAGTGGTCTGATCGTTTAGCATTTGATATAGCTTTGATGTTAGAAGGTAGTGGTGAGACTTTAGATGAAGTACGTACACGCCATAACATAACTGCAGATGATCTAATCGGATTCAATAAAGATAAAGTCTTTTTAAAAAAAGTATCGTCGTACCGCAGTGAGATTCAAGAAAAAGGTATGACCTTTAAGCTTAAAGCTAGAGCACAAGCAGAAGAATTACTAACAACATCATGGACACTAATCCACAGTCCAGAAACATCATCAGCTGTTAAAGCAGATCTTATAAAGTCCACAGTAAAATGGGGTGGGCTAGAAGCAAAGAATACAACCATGGAGGAAAGTAGTGGAGGAGTTAAAATTACAATTAATCTCGGGGGGCAAGAACACACAACAAGAGTTGTCAACACTGAAGAAAGCCCAGATGAACATGAACTTATCGAGGCTGAGCGAGCCCTTTGATACTATACATAAAGGTAAATTGGCAAGAAGAATATATACGTTACATGAGTATAATAAATTTACAGCAGAACTAATGCAGCTGTCGATCTCATACGATACAAAGATAGTTAGGCATAAGAAAAAACCGACAGAGTATTTTGTTATTTTGTTAGAAAACTACGAGGGCTAAATGGAAATAGACTATACACCCACTAGAGTTTGTAAAAACTTTATGGTATCTGACAGTAAGATGCGTGTACTGATGGGGCCTGTAGGTTCTGGTAAATCAGTAGCCAGTTGTTTTGAAGTGGTCAGACGAGCGTCTATGCAAAAACCCAACAAGCAAGGTATAAGAAAATCAAGGGTAGCCATAGTTCGTGAGACAGCTAGGCAACTACAAGATACAACAATAAAAACATTTCATGATTGGTTCCCACCTGGTGTATGTGGCGAATACATGAGAACAACTAAAACTTACTTCTTAAGAGTAGGAGATGTTGAGTGTGAGATTATGTTCAGGGCACTCGATGATTCAGATGATGTAGCAAACCTGAACTCGCTAGAATTAACATTTGCATGGTTTAATGAGTGTCGGGATATAAACCCAGACATTGTAGATGCTATGTCAAAACGTATTGGTCGTTTCCCATCTGCTAAAGATGGTGGTCCTTCTTGGTTCGGGATGTGGGGGGATACTAACCCTCCCACTATGGATACGTGGTGGTATTATCAAATGGAACATCTTGACTCCACAGATGGAGTCAGTCCGAACGATAATGGGTGGGACGTATTCAAGCAACCATCAGGTAGAAGCGTTGATGCAGAAAATACAGAGAACCTACCTGAAGGTTACTACGATACACAAGGTAGATCAGATGAATATGTAAGAGTTTACATTGATGGGGAATATGGGTTAAGCACAGCTGGGCAACCAGTGTATAAGTATTTCAGACCTGACTATCATATGGCGAACGAAACTTTACAACCTATAATGAATGGCGTTAGACCAATTATTATCGGAATGGATTTAGGGCTAACACCTGCAGCTGTTATAGGACAGCAAGACCCACGAGGTAGAGTTCTTATACTAGACGAAGCTGTAAGCTTTGATATGGGTATACAACGATTTATAAGAACTGTACTAAAGCCATTGCTTACAGAAAGATTTTCAGGAGCACCAATACTTGTTATATCAGATCCTGCAGGTATACAACGAGCTCAGACTGATGAGCGTTCGGCTGTAGATATAATTAAAGCTGAAGGACTTAGAGTTATGCCAGCTAGAACTAATAATGTATCGGCTAGACTATCAGCGGTAGATGATTTCCTTATGCGTCAAGTAGATGGTGACTCAGCATTTCTATTAGATCCGAGATGTACAAGACTAAAAGCTGCAATGATGGGTGGATACAGGTTTCATAAGAAGAACGGAAACATAGAAAAGAATAAACATTCACACGTAGCTGAAGGCTTACAGTACTTAATGCTACATGTAAATAGTGTGTCCGATGGAATAATAACTAAGAAAAGAGATATAAAACCTATTGCAGCAGGCGGTTGGACTTGATATGCTAGAAACAAGCTTTCATATTTGCGGCTATAATTATGAATTTTTCCTCTCATAATTATCTTTCACTCAACTCCTGCTTGATTTACTCCCGAGCAGGAGTCCTATTTTAGTTGTATAAACATGACAATTAAGTATATACTCGAAGATAATTGGAGGTGGTTATGAAAGGACATAAAAATTATACCATTAAAAAATACGAGAAAGGTGGTCTTGTAGAAACAAAAGAATATAAAGACGGTAAGACTGTTACTAAAAAAGAAGAGTCTTATGGTGAAACTTTTATGGCTGGTAATAGGACTACAGTTGATAACCCAATTGCTCCCGTAACACTTGGTGGTACTAGGAATGTTCTTAAAAGGGTTTTAGGTATGGACTATAAAAAATTAAGTGATACAGAACCACACTTAGGTTTGAACCCTACAAAAGATAAAGCAAAACCAAAATAAATTATGCTACAGATAATGGATAATGAGGCTCTTCGTAAACAAGAGAAAGCTCAGACAGACAAAGATTTAGAAGAACGACAGAATGAACCTTTGATCTTGGGCTTGGCTTCTCACTTGCGTGAGTGCTGGGATGCAGCTAAACGTGCTAAAAAACCCATAGAAAATATTATGCTTCGAGGACTTCGTCAAAGAAACGGAGAGTATGAAGCAGATAAGCTTAATCAAATTAAACAGCAAGGCGGCTCTGATGTTTACATGATGATTACTGAAGTCAAGTGTAGAGCAGCAGAAAGCTGGCTTCGTGATATTCTATTAGAGACTGGTACACCACCATGGGATTTACAGTCAACTCCTATACCTGATTTAGAACCTAGTCACTTACAAGAAATAGAAAATAGTTTTGCAGCTGAAGTTGTAAAGATAGTAGAGCTTGAAGGTCAAGCACCAGATCCATCTAAGATGGAAGAGCTTAGAGAAATGGTAGCTCAACAATTTAGATTTAAATTATTACAGGCAGCTGAAAATAGAGCTAATTCTATGAAGACAAAGATATCTGATCAGTTTGCACAAGGAGGTTGGGCAGAGTCGTTTAATGATTTTATTACAGATTTAGTAACTTACCCATGTGCTTTTGTCAAAGGACCTATAGTTCGCAGACAAAGAAAACTAAGTTATATAAAAGATGAGATGGGTAATACAACAGTAGAAGCTGATGAGATAATTGCACCAGAGTTTGAGCGTGTTGATCCATTTAGAATATACCCAGAACCTGGAATTACTCATATCAATGATGGGTATTTGTTTGAGCATCACCCACTTAGTCGTACAGAATTAGCAGATTTAATAGGTGTACCAGGATATGACGACGATGCAATTAGAAAAGTATTAGAGTATGGTAATGGTAGTTCGTGGATATCAGAAGATGTAGAGCTAGCTAAAGATGATGAAGAAAGAAAGTTTCATTCATTTGACAGACCTACAGAAGTTTACGACGCAATAGAATTTTGGGGTAAGGTTAGTGGTAAAATGCTAATCGAATGGGGTTTAACTGAAGAAGACGTACCTGATGAAGCTCGTGAGTATGATACAAATGTATGGATGGTAGGTAATTATGTTATCAAAGCTGTACTAAACTACGACCCACTAGGTGAAAAACCGTATGCTAAAACTTCATTTATTAAATGCCCAGGAGCATTCTGGGGTAAAGGCATACCAGAAATTATAGAAGATTTACAAAACATATGTAATGCAGCAGCTCGTGCTTTAGTTAATAACATGGCTATATCAAGTGGGCCGCAAGTTGAAGTTAACCTAGAAAGGATTCCACCTAACGAAGACATTACACAAATGCACCCATGGAAAATATGGCAAGTAACTAATGACCCACTAGGATCAAGTGCTCCTGCTGTTAGGTTTAACCAACCAAATGATAATGCAAACACACTAATGGGTGTGTACGAAAGATTTAGTAAACTAGCTGACGATCATTCAGGTATACCGTCGTATGTATATGGCGATTTGAATGTAAAAGGTGCTGGTCGTACAGCATCAGGACTTTCTATGTTGATGGGTTCAGCAGGGAAAGGTATACGTCAAGTAGTTATGCATATAGATTCTGATGTCATAAAGCCTATTGTACATAGACAATTTGTATACAATATGCGATATGATGAAGATGAATCAATTAAAGGCGATGTTGAGATACTACCGAAAGGTGCAGTTAATCTCGCAGTTAAAGAAACTGTTAACCTTCGCCGTATAGAATTTCTTAACGCAACCGCCAACGAAGTTGATATGAGCATTGTTGGTAAGGAAGGTCGTGCCTCGATACTTCGAGAAGTGGCTAAAAGTTTGCAGATGCCTGTGGATGATATCATTCCATCAAGGGAGAAAGGAAGTTACCAGACTAGGATGGCTAAAGAGTTTGCGGCTGAACAAGCACAGCAATCTCCAACACCAACCCAGCCAGATGGTTCCCCTAAAGGAGGAATGGAAGCAAACACAGTTAGTAACCGTAACACTGGAGGTAAGTCTTGATTAGACCAGAGCCAGAAGTTATTAAGGCTTTAGCCGTATTGGCACGCCAACACCCTCAAGCATTGGATTGGTTAGAGGGATGGTTAGACCATGAGTTAAAGCAGCTACCTAATGTTACTCAGAACGTTTCACTTGCACAGGGGCGGTGTCAGGTTCTGAAAGAAATTTACACCTTAATAAAAGAGTCCCCTGAAACTGCAGCAAAGTCATGAGGACAGCTGTTGATTAACGCACACCGATAGGAGCGAAACATTATGTCATTACCAAAACAAGTTCAAAAACAGTCTGAGGATGTACAAGCATTGTATAAAGAACTCAATAACGAAACAGTAGAATCTAACGCTGGTTTAGATTCAGGAGAGAATACACCTGAAGAAAAACAAGTTGAGGCTTCCCCTGAAGTAGCTGCTGAGTCGCAGACCGACAGTGTAGATGAGCAGGTAACCAAGTCTGAAACTGAAGAGCACAGTGAACCAGGCACAGAAGTTAAAAAAGAATCGTGGCAACAAAAGTATAGAACACTACAGGGTATGTATAACAAGGAAGTTCCAAGTTTAAATGCACAGAACAGAGAGTTAAACAGCCGTGTATCTCAGTTAGAATCTTTGCTAGGCACCATGAATAAACAAGAAAAACCTGCAGAACCAGTAGTAGCTGATAAGTTAATAACTGACAGCGACATTGAAGAGTATGGTGATTCTATTGAAATCATGCGTAAAGCAGCAAAGGAAGAGTTATCAGGACAAATGGGTCGTGTAGCTCAACTGGAACAAGAGATAGCTAAGTTGAGAGGAGTTGTACCACAAGTACAACAAGTCCAACAACAACAAAAGTCTAACTCTGAAAAACAGTTCTGGGACGCTTTAAACCATGAAGTACCTAATTGGAACGAAGTAAATAGTGATCCAGATTTTCAATCATGGCTCCTAGAGATAGATCCTCTAACAGGTATAGCACGCCAAACTTATCTAGAAGACGCACAGCGTAAACTAGAATCAGGTAGGGTAATACAATTCTTTAAAGCTTTTGTAGGAAATAGTGGTAACGATGATAGTGCTCGTGATAAAAGGGCTACTAAATCTGAATTAGAAAAACAAGTTTCCCCAGGGCGAGGACGTTCTGGACAACCTGTGTCTAATGATGCCAAAACATATACGCCGCAAGACATTGAGAAATTTTTCAAAGATGTTAGAACGGGTAAATATAAAGGTAGGGAAGATGAACGTAGTAGAAAAGAACGTGATATTTTCGCTGCACAGCGAGAAAATCGCATAGTTAATTAATAGCAAAAAAGGAGACTATTATGGCTTTTGCAACATCACCAGGTCATCCTACGTATACAGGTAACTTTATACCTGAAATATGGTCTGGCAAGTTGATTGAGAATTTCTATGATGCGACAGTATTATCAGCAATCTCAAACACTGACTACGAAGGTGAAATTCGTAACATGGGTGATACGGTTAACATCCGCACAACACCTGAAATAACAATTAAAACATATGTTAAAGGTCAAACTTTAGCAGTTGAAAATCCAAACAAAGCAAAATTACAATTGCTAATCGACAAAGGCGAATACTTCGCTTGTGTTGAAGACGATGTAGATGAAGTACAATCAGATATCGGTATGATGGATCAGTGGTCTAAAGACGCTTCAGAGCGTATGAAGATTAAAATTGATCAAAGAGTATTGACTGATTTGTTACCTGATGTACATGCTAGTAACAAAGGAACATCAGCTGGAGCAATCTCTGGTGATATCGACCTTGGTGTAGCAGGTACCCCAGAAGCACTTACTACTTCAAACGTAATTGGTAAGATTGTAGATATCGGTACAGTTCTTGATGAAGCTAACTGTCCTGAGTCAGGGCGTTTTCTTGTAATACCTGCTAAGATGGCGGGCTTAATCAAGCAATCAGATCTTAAAGATGCATCTATTACTGGTGATGGAAACTCACCATTAAGAAATGGTCGTCTAGGTATGATTGATAGATTTACAGTATATGTAAGTCATAACCTACTTAAGAGCGGAAGTGAGTTCAGCGTAATCGGTGGACACACAATGGGGTTTACATTTGCGTCACAAATGACAAATATGGAAACAATCCGTTCAGAAACAACTTTCGGGAACATCATTCGTGGTCTTCAAGTTTACGGTTATAAAGTCGTTAAACCTGAAGCTCTTGCTACAATGATTGTTACTGTTTAATAGGAGGCTAACATGGCGGCATATACAGATACGCATGGCTTTGATAAAGGTTCTGCAGCACACCCTGCTAAAGGAATTAACAGAGTCGGCTATATTGAAGTTACTTTAGACTTCGCTGAAATTACGGCAGCTAGAGTCACAGCGGGTGCAACAGCACTTGCAACTGGTGATTCTCTCCAAGTACTTTCTATACCAGCTAACACAGTAGTGATGGCTGTTGGGGCAACAACTATGACTGCTGAAGGTGCAGCATCTACATTTGACATCGGTTTAACTGGTGGTGATGTTGATGGGTTTATTGATGGAGGGAATGCTAATGCAGCAGGAACTACATCATCAAACGGTGCACTTTTAAACGGAGATAATAACAGCCATTATTTTGCGGCTGCAGATACTATTGATATGCTTATCGGCGTATCAGGTGCTGTAACTGATTTGGCTAAAATCAAAGTTTGGGCAGTTATCGCTGATTGTTCATAATATAAAATAGTAAGGTCGGGGGGTAACTTTAACCCCCCGATTGTCTAAATGGAGAGAAAAATGGCGGGAAAATGGTTAAGAAATATAAAAGATGGTGAGATATATGGCTGGAACGAGATACTAGCTGAGAATCCACTAACTGAAGAAGTGACTGAAGAACAGGCTTTTCCAGAAAAATTTTTACCTAAGAAACAAAAAGGGAGAAAAACTAAAGTTAATTTAAAGACAGAAGTGATTCCTGAAGATGAAAAAGCTGTTAACATAGAGTTAGCTGAAGAAGCAACTAAAGGGATAGACACACCGAAATGATTTTAAATGATGTCATTACTGAAGTTAGAAGATTGCTGCAGGATGAGAATGCTCCTCAGCGATATTCTGATACAGTACTACTAGGGTTTGCAAACCAAGCTCTTAAACGAACTTCGGTATTAAGACCAGATTTATTTGCTTTTATGGGTACAGTTGCGTGTACCGAAAATGCAGTACTACAATCTACACCTACTGATTCTATAAGATTAATAGAAGTATTTTCTGTACAAGGTGGAGATGGAATTACAGAAACTAATAGAGAGATACTAGATCAATCATATCCACAATGGATTAATGATACAGCAGGTGCCTGTAGAAATTTTATGAGGCATACTAGAAACCCCAACAAATTTTTTATATACCCAAAAGCTCCAGCTAATCAAACATTAGTTGTAGAGTATTCACAGTCCCCACCAGTGTATGATGGAACAACAGCAGTAGCTTTACTACCTGATGCTTTTTTACCAGCTATTGTAGATGGTACGGTATATTTAGCAGAATCTGTTGATAATGAACATGTTAATTCAGGTAGAGCTGAATTGTTTTTAAAATCATTTACTCAAGCACTAGGTGTTTCAGCTTCTAATAGAATATTTACAGATACAGAAGCTGGAGGTTTACAGCCAGTAAATAAACAAAAGATTGAGGAGGACCTCACATAATGGCTACAAGGAATTTTTCAGATATTGTTAATAGATTATTACCTAGCGTACCAGGTTGTCCTACTCCTGTAGTAGAAAACTATGTACGTGATGCAGCAATAGAGGCGTGTGAACGTACTCTTGCGTGGCGGTACGAACAACCACGAATACGTTTAGTTGTAGGGAGTCATGATTATGAATATGAATGCCCAACTCAATCTGAAGTACACGCATTTATTACAGCTACGGTTAATGATGAGACATTAGTGCCTGTTACATTAGATAAAATATATGATTTATATCCTAAATGGCCTAACCAACCTACTGAAAATAGAGCTAAACCTAGGTATATAACACAGTTAGATCCAGATCATTTTTCTGTAGCACCCGTACCTGATAGTAGTACAGCGTATGATGTACGTATGATTGTGTGTTTAAAGCCGCTAAGAACGGCAACGAGTATGGATAAAACAGTTTTAGATGAATTAGAAAATGTTATTATGCATGGAGCACTACAACATTTATTAGTATTACCTGATAATAGTTGGAGTGATAGAGAATTAGCTTCGTATCATGCAAAGCAGTTTGCTTTTAAATTATCGGAGCGTAGAGCTAGAGCTAACTTAGGTGCGGGAAGAGCATCTATGAGAGTTCAAGGGCAACCATTTGGGTAATAGATATGGCAGATGTAATTAGATTAGTAAAAGGAGATGAGCTACCGCTTATTCAACTAACGTTAAATGATGATGTAGCTAATACTGCATTAGATTTATCAGCAAGTACTACTTCGGTATCTGTAAAGTTTAGAGCTACAGGCACTACAACAGTTTTATCTACAATAACTTGTGGTAAAACAACAGATGGTTCTGATGGTAAAATTCAATTTAACTTTGCTAGTAGTGTCTTAGATGTTGATGAAGGCTCATATGAAGGTGAGATAGTAGTTAGTTTTGATGGCAGTATTCATACTGTCTATGATTTATTAAAATTTAGAGTAAGAAGTAATTTCTAATGGCTAACATCAGACTTGTATCTGCTATTGCCGCAACGGCTATATCTTTTAGCGTTAGTGTTAATAGTGTTAGTTCTGTAGTTAGTGATAGCAATAAGATATCGGCTACAGTAAATACGTCTCAATTAGGTATAAAAGCATTTGAATTAATACCTACTCGCAAGCATGTAGATTCAATAGGTGTAAGTGATTCACCTAATGTCGTGCCAGAGTTAGGTAAGTTTGATAATGTTACACCAGCTGACGGGACTCAGGTATTTAGTATTAGTATTGTCAAGTCTGACTCAGTATCTGTGTCAGATACTCCTAATAAGATAATAAATTCTTCTGTTGATTTTGATATAAGTGATGATGATATAGACCCAGATCCTATAAATGTGTCTGAATCTGATGCTAAAACATTTACTACAAGTAGGACAGATTCTGCATCAGCTTCTGATTCACCATCATTACAGCCTAATATACCTCAAAGTGATAGTGTAACGCCATCTGAATCGGTTAACACAAAAGCTATAGGTACTAATCCTAGTGATTCAGCGTCTGTATCTGAGGTAGATGTTAAAAGTGCTAGTATAGTTAAAACGGATTCTGCGTCTGCTTCCGAGTCTGACGCTAAAACAATTACCCCGCAAGGGAAAACAGATTCTATATCAGTCTCTGATGCACCAGTATTACAGCCAAGTATAGTTAAGGCTGATAGTTCTACACCATCAGATGCTGTAAATTCAATAACTGTAAGCACAGCACCTAGTGATAGTGCCAGTGCTTCTGAAAGTATAAGCACACTACTTACACTAGGAACTCTTACACCTCTATACCCAGATACTGTAAATGTTTCTGATGGTACAGTCGGCTTTATATTTACTAGAAATGAGACCGCTACAGGTGTAATTGGTGGGCCAGGTAACATTGGTCAGGTTATAATGAATGATGATAGAATAACTGAGGGTGATTCATCGAACGCTGGACTTGTTATTAATTACATATATACTGAAGTTGATGACAGTTCGTTGGGTGGACACATGTGTAACGCTACTCCACTATCAGCTGGAGCTAAGACTTAAAGGAGATGGATAAATGATTAATGATTTAATTGAAGTAAAAGGTGAGTTAAAACTTACCCTTACTAGTCCACAAGGAAATGTAAAACACGAGGTTATCGTACCTAATTTAGTTGTAACAGCAGGTAAAAATTTTATTGCTGACCGACTAAAAAACAACACTACTGTTATGTCTCACATGGCAATAGGAACTGGAAGCACTGCGGCTGCAGCTGGCAATACTGCATTAGGCAGTGAAGCTGGACGTGTAGCTCTAACATCTAGTACTGTAACTGACAATGCTGTGGCATATGTCGGCTCATTTGGTGCTGGCACAGGCACAGGTGCAATTACAGAAGCTGGGCTTTTAAATGCTAGTTCAAATGGTACCCTCTTATGTAGAACTGTATTCTCTGTTATAAACAAAGGTGCAAACGATACATTAGGTATTACATGGACTGTAACTATAAGTTAAGAGGAGATATAAATGCCAGTAAAATTTGCGAATAACGCAGTATCTACACTAGCTTCAGGTATAAATAACTCTGCTACTAGTATAACTGTAGCATCTGGGAACGGAGCTTTATTCCCATCTTTAACAGGCAGTGAGTATTTTTTTGTAACTCTCATAGACGCATCAAATAATTTAGAGATTGCTAAATGTACTGCAAGATCATCTGATGTATTAACTGTTACTCGTGCACAAGAAAGCACTTCAGCTAGAGCATTTGCTACTGGCGACAGAATAGAACTTAGAATTACTGCACAATCTTTATTAGATGTTTCAACTCAAATAACTGCACTAGGGTCAGACCTAGGTACTAATGGTAATGATATAAATTTTGCTGATGGAAATAAAGCAAACTTTGGAAGCGATACCGATTTTGTAATTAAACATGATGGTTCAGGAGCATTTTTAGAAAACGGTACAGGAAACTTAAACCTTAGAGCAAAATCTGGTGAGGCAAGTATAGTAGCTATTCCAGATGCAGCAGTAGAACTTTATCACAATAACGCTAAAAAAATAGAAACTACAGCCAATGGTGGCACAGTATCAGGAGATTTAACTGTTACTAAAACGAGTGGAAACTGTGGGGTAAATCTTATAGCTGCAAATTCAGGAACAGCTTTTATTAATTTAGGAGACGCCGATGATGGCGATGTAGGACAAATATCTTATGTTCATTCAGATAACACTATGAGATTTTCAACAGGTGCCGCTGAAGAAATGAGATTAGAAAATGATGGCGACCTCCATGTAGATGGAGATGTTATTGCTTTCTCAACTACAGTATCAGATGTTGCATTAAAGTCTGATATACAAATGATACCTAACGCACTAGATAAGATTGATGAAGTCAGAGGCGTTACATTTACAAGACACAATGGACAGAAGTCTGCTGGTATTATTGCACAGGAATTAGAAAAGGTTTTACCAGAAGCAGTCAGGGAAAAAACCCTTGCACTTGTAGACGGCAAAACCTATAAAACAGTAGAGTATGACGCAATTCATGGACTTTTAATTAACTGTATAAAAGAGTTAAAAGAACAAATTAAGGAATTGAAAGATGGCTTTACAAAGTAGTGGTCAAATAAAACTAAGCGAGATAGCTGCTGAGTTTGGTGGCTCTGCACCTCATAGTTTATCTGAATATCACGACAAAGGTAATGCACCAGCTAGTGGTGAGATACAACTAGCAGCAGATTTTTATGGAACATCAAATAATATTTCTCTTAACACTACAATTACTTGTGGTGAACAAACATTAAAAGTTAATATACATAATCGTGGATTTATAAGTAGCAATGGTCGTACTGTAGGTACAACACAAGATAATGCTAATGGAACAACAAGTACAATCGGAAGTATAGCTAATAATAATATTAGTGGTGGTGGAGTTGTTTATTCAGTGTATGAAACAAATTCACCTTTACATGCATGTAGATTTAAATTTGAGATGTCAACTGGTGCAAATAATTGGACTTCTCTTACTGTTCATAATACTACTATTACTAGATTAAGTATGGCAGCAGCAGATAATAATAAACTATATACCATAACTTTAGGCGGAAATGGTCACTCAATTATACCTGCTTCAGGCTCAATAACTTTTAGAATTAACGCATAGGATAAACGATGGCATACACATTTACAGAAAAAACATTCACAACAGGCTCTACATTTGATTCATTGTATGCAGACAGTCTCGATTCTTTAAAAAGTGGAACAGTAGATTTTACTAATCGAACTACAGATGACGATAAGAAAAATTTTCTTATAGAACTAATGTGCAACAATAATTATGGTGGTATGAAAAATGTTGAAGTAGCTAAAGATGGTGAAGTGTGTATGTGGGTGCAAGGTTGGTTTAAAGATAATACTTATGTATGGCAAAATGTATTAGTAGGTAAAATAAACAACAGTAAAGCATGGACATATACCAGCGAGTTTCATCAAGCTAATAAAACATGGATTCAATCAATAGGTGGCAGTAAGTTTGCATTAGAATGTATAAAAAATAGTGAGATAGATACTTATTTTACACAAGCAACAACAGATGGTATTTGTTTAGGCTCTCTAACTGCTGAAGATTTTGGTACTGTTATGAAAAGAATGACATGGGAATACTAATGTGGCACTTACTATTTTATATGTCATTTACTTTGGATTAGCTTTATATTCTTTTGTAGCACTATCTTGGCTACAACTCTTATACACATACATACTCTTTTATTTTTTATTAGAATTTACTATGAGTTTGTTTATTCATAGATGGGCTACACACAATCTCTGGAATCCACCAGTATGGTTTCAAAACATAATGAGTGTAGTATCACTAACAGCTATGATAGGTACACCAATATCTTATAGTGCATGGCACAGAAACCATCATAAGCATTCAGACACAGACAGAGATCCTCATAGTCCAAAGCACAGCTCGTGGCTGTATATAATATTTAGGACACATGAACAAGATTATGATTTAAGTCTGGCAACAGACAGGCTAAGAAATAGGTGGCAATTATTTTTAACTAAATATGAGACAATGTTGGTTTACATGTTGAATGCTATTCTTTTCTTAGTCCTTCCAACTGTATGGTTTCTTACATGGGCTACTGCGGTAGCCATGACTACGTTCTGGGTAATGTTAGTTACGGGTATTATGTGCCATACAGATGAAGTAAGAGACGTACCTTACATGTACCCATTTGCATTTTCTGAATCATTTCATAGACAACACCACATTAAACCAAACCTTACACACTGCTGGTTTGACCCATGTGTATGGTTAGTTAAAAGATTGGGGTGGACATGAATCACGCTATCAAGATACAATTATTAGCGTTAACTAATATACTAATATCTATCTGGGCGTGTGTTACATATCCTGAGTACATAGTCTATGGGATAATAGGCTGGGGATTTGTAAATATATTTTCAACTAATATAGCTATACATAGATTTATGAGCCATAGAGCGTTTGAAACTACGCCTATTAAAGCTAAGATACTTAAATACCTTACAATTATATCAGCATTCGGTAGTCCACTATCATGGACAGCACAGCACCGATATCATCATAGATACTCTGGACACCCGACAGATGACAACCAATCACCTGCAAGAATAGGTTATCTGAGAGCATGGCTTACGCTATATGATCATATAACTGTACCTAAAGTAATGGTCAAAGATATACTCAAAGACAAAGATTACATGTTCATCACTAGGAATTATTGGGCTTTACTGTTTACATATGTATTAATTTTGTACACAATAAACCCTATGCTAGGATTATTTTTATTTTCGTTTCCATGTGCTTGCATTTATATAACTGCTGGAGCATTTGGTGTTATACCACATAGCAAACATTTTGGATATAAAGTAGTAGAATCTAAGCCACACTGCACAGCAGTAAACAGCCCACTGACATCATTGATTAGCTGGGGTGAGGGTTGGCATAACTATCATCACACAAAATCAAAAGATTACAGACATGGGCATAAATGGTGGGAGTTAGACCCACCTGCATGGTTTATAGAAAAATTATTTTTAAAGGGGTAGAATAACAATATGACAGTTAAAATTACAAATAACGGATTCAGTACATTAGCATCAGGTATAAATAACTCAGCTACAACTGTTGCATTAGCTTCTGGTGAAGGAGCTAGATTTCCTAACCCATCAAGTCCAGATGTATTTTATGCAACTCTTATAGATACTTCAAACAATCTTGAGATTGTTAAGGTTACGGCTAGGTCTACTGATTCTTTAACTGTAGTCAGAGCACAAGACAATACTTCAGCTAGAGCATTTAGTACAGGTGATAGGTTTGAGCTTAGACCTGTAGCTAAACTTTTTGAAGATATACAAGCAGAGGCTCGAGACCTCAATGGTGCTGAGTTAGTATTAGATGCTGATGGTGATACTAGTATTACTGCTGACACAGATGACCAAATAGATATTAAGATTGCAGGTGCAGATGACTTTAAATTTGCTGCTAATGCTTTCAATGTTTTATCAGGCTCGACTTTAACAGTAGATTCGGGTGCAACTATTACAAATAGTGGTACAGCTAATGGTTTTGGTGGTGGAATAACACAAGCAGATATATGGAGATTGACTACAAATGTAACATCAGATACAGGTGGAGTAAGTGCTTTTGAAAGAGCAGATGATGCTGCAACAACTAAAGTAGGTGATGGTGTAAACTTTTCAACTCCTTATTTTTCATTTAATGAAACTGGTATATATTTAATTCAATCTATGGTTTTATTTGCACCTACAAATGATAGTGATAACGCAATATGGATTACTAATTATTTTAACAGCTCATCATCAGCAAGTGATACATTAGCCGAGTGTCAAGGTTCAGACGGAAACACATCAAATTTTTCACAATGTATTCTTGATGTAACAAACACAAGCAATGATAAGGTTTACTTTCAAGTCATATCATTAGCGTCAGGTGGTAATGTAACAGGCAATACTAATGCAAATAATACTTGTGTCAGTTTTATTAGATTAGGGGATACATAATGGCAAAAGATTATCTACAACTATCATTAGCTTATTTTAATACAGATAAAGGTCAGTGGTATAAATGGAAAACAGATTATACAGGTAGTGAAAGAATGGCATATGCCAACTTAGAACTTGCAAATGATTCAGCAACAATGCCTAGTGAAGCAGATGTAAACGCTAAGATACAAGAAATTAAAGATGCAGAAACACAAAAAGCAACTGATAAAACAAATGGTACAAATAAATTAAAAGCATTGGGATTGACTGATGCAGAAATCGAAGCACTAACACAAAAATATTAGAGGGATAATCATGAAAAGAACACCACTACTTATGTACCCCAACGGAACCTTTGCTAGAAGCAATACTATGGTTGAAGGGTGTGTAGTAGTAGAAGAGCCTGAGCTAGAAGAAGAAACAGCTAAAGTGATAGACCAAACTGAGGCTGTTAGAAAAGCAGAAGGCAAATGAAAGATATGAAAGACAATAATGAATTAACGCTTGAGGTTGAGCTTATCAAAAAAGATGTGCACGATATTAAGCATAATCATCTAACTCATATTGAAGCAGATTTGAGAGATGTAAAGCGAGAAGTCTTTAAATTTAAATATATAGTTTGGACAGTTATTGTTATTTTTGTTTTAACTACAGATAAGTTTACAGACATATTAAAATTATTATAGGAGAAATATAATGACATATGGAATGAAGAAGGATAAGAAAAAAATGTTTATGAGCGGCGGAATGGTCGGCAAAAAGAATAAAGACGGGAAGTTCATGTACGGCATGGGCGGTAAAGTAATTAGCTCTACAAAATATGGTAAAGGCGGCATGGTTAAAGGCGGCTGCAAAGGCATGAAAAAATAATGGCTGCAGGAACCAAACATTATTTTAAAACAGGTAAGGAATTTAAAGGTGCTGTTCATAAAATGCCAGGTGGTAAAATACACACAGGTAAAACACATACTGCAAGTTCTAAACCCGTAGTACATTTTAAAGATTTGTCAGCAAAGGCAAAGAAGGTGGCTAGAGGCTAATGGTCCTTAAGAAATACCAAAGTAAAACTGGAGGTCTTAACGCAGCAGGTAGAGCTCACTTTAAACGAAAAGATGGATCTAATCTTAAACCACCTGTAACTGGTAAAGCACCTAAAGGTTCTAAAGCGGCAGGAAGACGAGCAAGTTTTTGTGCAAGAATGTCTGGTGTTAAAGGACCAATGAAAGATTCAAAAGGTAGACCAACAAGAAAAGCGTTAGCGTTGAGGAAATGGAAATGTCGTGGAAAAAAATAAAATTAGCTGGTTGGTTTTTACTTGGAATGATATTAGCTTATGGCTTTACTGATGCCCTTGCTGATGTTACGAGTTCTGGTGCAACTACAAATACACAAACCTCTACTTCAGGAAGTCAGACTGCGATAACTGGTGGTTATAATTCTGACACGACTACTACCTATCAATCTGGTAGTAGTTCTACTACGAATGCTACAACTAACAATTCAACTTCAAATGCGGCAAGTCGAACACCTGTAAACATGGCCTCAGCCCCTGGTATGAGCGTTTATGGACAAGATAGCTGTGTTATACCACTCGCAGCAGGAGTAACCGTAATCGGCTTCTCAGGCTCATTTGGTAGCTATATGGTAGATAAAGAATGCGAAAGAAGAAAATCTACATCAGTTCTAGCTAAACTAGGCATGAAAGTAGCAGCAATATCACTTATGTGTCAAGACGTTGACGTGTGGCAAGCTATGATGGATGCGGGTACACCATGCCCAATAGATGGATTGATTGGTGAAAAAGCCAAAGCAAGATGGGAAGAACTTGGTGGCTATGAGCAAACCAAAAGAACAAGTTATGTTAAAAGAAATCCAAGCAAAGAAACTGATGACAAAGTGGAACAATACAGAAAATACAAAGAGAGTATGAATGAAGACCATAGTAATCATAATCATGACTAGCTTTATTGTTTCATGTGCAAGTAAAAGTATAGAGTTAAGACCTATACAAATATATGGCAGTAATGAACAAAGCGTACCAACCCCAGTATATGAATGATGGACTTAGATATATTTAACATATTTTTATTGTCGGCTTTGATATTACACACAGTCATGGAGTATGTATTATGAACAAAGAATTAGAAAATAAATTTATGGAACAAGATAGATATATGAGTAAAGAATTAGAAAATAAATTTATAGAAGTTGCAATCTGCATAAGAAGTGGTCAGGTAGAAGACAAACAAATAGTAGAATATATAAGATTACAACCTGAGTTTGAGCAATGGTATAAGGATAGGTACGAAAACAAAACTAAAACAACTGTAGGAGTATTGAAGTTATGAAATACATAATACCTTTGTTGTTCCCTATTACTTTGTTTGCAGAAACTACTAATAACTTATTACCACAACAATTTTTTAACAATAACTCTAATCACAATGCATGGACATGTAATGATCCATCACATAATCATGGCAACAGTATTGTTGCAGCACATCATGGCGACAGCATACAAAGAGATGTAAGTTTATCTGAGTATTTAACAGAGGACCAAATTCAATATGGGTGGTCATCTACATTGGGTGCAGACATATGGCATTGGAATAATTTATCTAGTGAAACGGATATGATTCAGACAATTACAGCT